CAGCAACTCGTCGATCGAGTCGTAGCCAGCCGCCTTCAGCTTCGTCTCCAGCTCCGTGCCCGCATCCCGCCGCCCGCGCTCGCGCGCCTCGTCCTTGAGGCGCTTGATGGCCGATGACGGCATGACGACGTTCTTCCCGCCCCCGGCCTTCGCCTGCTGGGGTGGGTCCTTCTGGCCCCGCTGCTCTCCTCGCTGCTCCGCGTTCTCGGTCTCGGTCTCGTCCTCGTTCGGCATTGCCTTCGCTTCTTTAGAGCGGCCCTTGATGCCCCGTCCGGTCTACTCCGGCTGTTATCCGCCGCCGTGCGCGTTGCACGACGAGACCACAGGTCGTCTGATGGATCGGCGAATCGCTAGGCCGTAACGAGTGGGGGGAAGTCGCCCATGCTTCGCCGCGGGGTGCTAACTGCACCCAGCGGTCTGGGCGACGCTAGACGATCTCGAACCGCGCGGTCATGTCGACGGCGGCGCGGGGGATGTACTCGGCGACGAAGCCGGTCACGGCGGCCTCGAAGGTGAGGGTGCTGCCGTCGTCGGACAGCAGCGCGACGCCGGGACCGTTGGCTCCCGGCGCACCTGCGGCGCCACCCGCATCCGTGACGACGCGCGCGCCGGCGGTGGCGGCGCCGGCCGTCACGCGCAGCGTGGTGACGGAGAGTGCGGGCAGCCGCTTCGGGTTGGACGAGCCGACGACCTCTCCGGTGCCGTCGATCGTGGTGAGGTTCTGGGTGGCGGACGAGGTCAGGCCGGTGAACGTCCGCTTGAGCGGAGTCATCATCGTCCCCAGGTTCGCCTTGCCGATCGCGTCGGCGTGGCGATCGGGGTCCGCCTTGTCCAGGACTGCCTGCGTCGTGGTGACCTGCGTTGCGGTGACGGCCATCGTGGTTTCCTCCCGTGCTGCTACGCCTTCTGGCCGAGCAGCACTTTCACAGTCGTGTTTACGCCCGGTGTGCGTGTCAAGTCAATCGCGGTGACCGGAACCGACGCTGACTCCATCACGAAGAAGTCCTCCACCGGCACGGCCTGGGTGGCGCCGTAGGCGCTCGTCAGGCGCGCGCGCACCGGCCCGCCCGACACGACCTTGAGGAGCACGAGATTGGCTAGGGTGACGCCGCCGAACGCGACCGCCACCGGCGTGTCGACGGCGACGGCGACGTCGTCGTAGTGCTTCACCGAGAGCACCATGCCCTCGGCGACGGGTGCCGTGATCGACGGGTCGGCCGACGCGACCCCGCTGGCCGGGGTCACCGTGTAGGCGCCGGACAGGTTGAAGACGTCGGCCATCCCAGCTCAGCGACCGCCGGTGGCCATCGGCCCGAGGACGAAGGGCGACGGGTCCTTGCCCTTGGGCAGCTGCGTGGTGGGGAGCAGCGACTCCTCGTCACCGGTGCGAGGCACGTTCGCCTCGTACGAGCCGTAGCCAGCGTCGTAGGCGTCCGTCGCGTCCTTGTAGGTCTCGGCCTGGCCGATGCTCTTGGGGTCGATGGGCACAGTACCCTCCTCAGTAGGGGTTCTTCAGGTTGAACGGGGGTGGCTGGGTCCGCGGCGGGGTGCCGGGCGCGAGGCTCGGGGACTGCTCCTCGTACCTCCCGTAGTACGAGTCGTACACCTCGGGGACGTCCTTCTGGGACTCCTGCCCCGCAGATCGGAACTCCTCGCTGTTCGGCATGTGCGGCACGGGTCCTCCTCTGGTCAGCCGAGCTTGAACGGCGTGGTCGGGTTGACGGGCATCCCCTCACCCCCGACGTTCTCCGCCTGCTCATCGTAGTGGGAATGGGGGAGGTTGGGCAGGAGCGGGTGCCCGCACTGCGGGCAGTGCTTGACGTCGGAGTCGAAGCCCGACGGGTCGGTCCCGATCTCGAGCGCGCGGGTGCGCGGCGTGCGCATGGGCATGGTCAGCGCTCCTTGCGGGCCGAGGCGGGCAGCCCCGACCGGAACGGCGTGTGCTTGGCGGCGATGTGAGCGCCGTCCGCGCCCATCGCTGGTGCCACGGTCTTCGACAGCGATGCGAACGGCTCGCCCGGCGACTCGAACGATGCGCGGGAATCGAACCCCGGGATCTTCTCGAGGCCGAGGTCCCCCTTGTCCGCGCGCTCCGCGTGCTCCGGGGGCAGCGCGTAGTGCGACGCGGCGCCGTGGAAGTCGGCCTCGCGGTGCATGACGCCGGGACGCAGGAGCACCGGCTCGTCGATGGGGTGTCCCCTCCCCGTGGGTGCGCGTGCCATGACGTGGATCCTACAGGTGAGTGGGTGGCGGCGCAAGCACCCAGGATCACCAGAACCAGTGACCGGCGAGCACGCCCATGGTGAAACAGGAGATCATCACCAGCGGCCACCACCTGCGCGCGGTGCGCCGGATGACCTCGCTGTACGTGTCACCCTTGCGGTCGTTGAGGGCGAGGCCGAGGTCGATCGCGATCACGAGGACGATCACGGCGACCGTGACCACGACCCCGTAGGTGGGCGCGTCCTCGTGCACCTTAGCCCTCCAGCAGAGAGACGGACACGTACCGCACCTCGACGGAGGTGGCCCCTACGAGCTGGCCTTCGAGGCGGTACGTGCGCGAGCCGCTGCGCAGCGGCTGCGTGGTGGAGAACCCGAACTCGACCCAGGTACCGCCCGTGTCAGGCACGCTGAACGACCCGAGTACCACGGGGCCCAGCACGACGTCGTCCTCGACGAGCTGGAGCTGCGCGCCCGTCCCGGTGGCTCGCACTCCGCCAACGATGCGCGCAGCAGCACGCTTGAGGTTGGGCGTGAAGAAGCCGGGGTTCGCAACCACGCCACCGAGAGTCGACCAGAACTCCGTGAGCGCGATGACGCCGTCGACGAGTTTGGAACTGACGTGGAACTTTGGCCCGCCCGCTCGCGGAGCGGACGGCGTGGTTGACAGCGGCCCCGCCCAGCGACCCCTTCGGATCAGGTCCTCCTCCACGACGCCCTGGATCTCAGCGTCCGTCTTGGTCGTCGAGAACGAGTACGTCTCTGGCACGGCCACACCGTCTACGGTGGCCGCGACCACGGAGAAGCTCTCGGTCGCGCCGGAGAACGGGTTGACCTCTGTGCGCTCCGTCCTCGTGATCACAACGGCCATCGTCTCACTCCCTCTCCGTCGCCTGCCACTCGACCTCGCAGTTCTGCGCGGCCTGGAAGCCTATCGTGAACCCGGCGTACAGGTTCCCGACCTTCGCGTACGCGGTGCGGAATGGGATGGTCGAGGTCGAGTTGAGGACAGTGAGCGTGAGTCGCGGTGCCTTGCTGAACAGCACCTGGTTGCCCGCTACGTCGAGGAACCTAGCCGTTCCTACCTTGGAGTAGTTGAACACGATGGTCCCCGAGATGACGTTGGCGTCGACGGCGAGGTGGCGCGGCATCAGGTCACCACCACCACACTCGTCGAGAGGATCCCGAGGTTGTCCACGGTGATCTGCCACTGGGTGCCGTTGGGCGACGTGAGCACGACGCGGTTCAGCTTCGCCTTGTCCGCCGCCGACATGAACCCGTCGACGGACGCGGTGGCGAGCAAGTGCTGGGTACCACCTCCGCGCTGCCCGTGCTGCGCGTCGGTCGCGAGCCTGCCGACCGCGACGCCAGCCCCGTCCGCGACGATCGACCCGTCGGCGGACGGCAGCACCGCGAGGGTGCCGCCGATCGGCGTCGTGAGCCCGGCACCCGCGCTCACCGTTGGCCCAGCTGGTCCCACCAGCCCCTGCGGACCGGCTTGTCCCGCAGCGCCCGTTGGGCCCGTGAGTCCCGGCACGCCCACGAGGTCGGCGCGCGGGAGGAAGACCACCAGTTGCGCCGCGGCGGACAGGTCGGTCGCCGCCGGGGTGGTCTCGCTCAGCTCGAGGATCTCGAGCGCAGCGCCGATCAGTGCCGCGCCGCCGAGCTTGAGGATGACGTTAGCAGCGGAGTCGGGTACCACCGCCCAGCCGCCGGCCGGCAGCGTGCCGGTGTACGGCGCAGGCATCTGGACCGCGGCGCCGAGCTTGTTCTTGACGAGGGTGGTGGGCACGAGAGGCGGGTCGGATCAGACGAGCGGGACCACGTTGGTGAACGCGGTCTCGACGTAGGCGTTGAGATCCGGGTGGTACATCAGGGTGATGTTGTCCCCTTGCGCGAGCACGCGCGTGGCGGCGCCGAGCTTGAGGCCACTGCCCGGCAGCGTGCCGCCGTCCTGTAGCGTGACCGTGAAGATCGCGCAGTTGATGAGGATGACCACCTGACTGTCCCTGCCGGCCGGGATGGTCGGCGTCGCGTTCAGCACCAGGTTCGAGGTCGGGTTGAGGTCGACGACCATCCCCTTCGCCTGGATCTGCTGCCCGGCGGAGGCGATGGTCTGCGGGCGTGACGCGCCGAGCGTGTACGCGTTCGCGTCCGCCTCGGCCTGCTGGCTGGCGAGTCCGGGACGAACGTCGAACAGGTCGACGACCGCGTCGACGCCGCCGAGGTTGGCGATCACGGCCGCCTCGTCGTCGGGCAGCGCCAGGGACCCGCCTCCGGGGATCACCCCTCGGTACGGCGGTGGGAGGGTCACGGGAAACGCGGTGATGTTGCGAACGATCGAGACGGCCAGCTGCTCCTCCTTCTTCTCACACGTCCGTGGTCGCCTGCACCAGTGCAACGGGGACGCCCGCCGAACCGCGCAGCCACAACTTCTTCGCCTTCGACGGGACCACGTCGCCCACGTTCTTGTCCAGCGGTGCCGCGCTTGCCTCCACGCGCCCGTGGTCGTTCACGCCGTCGAACGAGTACAGGACGTCGTTGACGGCGTCGTCGTTCTTGATGTGCCAGCGGTCCGGGACGAACGCGAGGCTCACCTGCGGCGTCGCGGGGTAGGAGGCACCCGTCGTGATCTCTGCGTAGAACGCCGGCATCAACTCCTCCTAGATTGCCCTCGTCGTGATCGCGCTCGTGTCGCCCGTCGGCGCCGTGGCAGACCCTTCGAGCATACGCGTGAAGTTGCCATTGAAGCCAACCGCCTCCTCGAAGGCACCCGCCCCGGTACCGAGCGCGACGGCGGCGCCGGTTTCCACACGCAGGGCTCCACCCGTGCCACCGATGGTCAGCAGGTCGCCGCCGTTGACCCGCACGCGCGACCCTCGACGCGCGCGGATCCCGACGTGGGTGTTCCGCGCGCCGCCAACGGCGACGCCCGACTGGAACAGGAGGGTGCTGCCCACGTCGACCGTGATCGCACCCTGGCCAGAGCTGAATCCGATCGAGTCGTACACGCTCACGTTCTTCTGGAACGAGTAGACCCCAGCGTAGAAGCCGGTGGACGGACTCGCGCTGCCGACGAGGATCTGCGGCCACGCCCCACCGCCACCGGCGGCTGGAGATCCGCCCGTGATCGCGACGCTGGGCGTGGGGAACAAGACGGGCCCAAGCGAAGCTGGCTGCGCGCTCGACGTGCCGGCGAGGAACAACACCGTCCACAACGCGCAGTTGACAAAGCCGACCGCGTCGCCGTTGAAGAACACGCCGAACCCTACGGCGGTGCGACCCTTGAACGTGCAGCGGTCGCAGGCGACACCGTGGGCGCGCGCCGTCCACATGTCCTCGAACGCGACCCGCTCGAACGTCATCCGGTCCGTGCCGCCGCTGTCCAGATCGACCGCGGTCCCGTAGCCGACCATGGTCATGATGCCGAAGTTCTCTCCACCGGACGGAGCGGTGAGGACCGCGGCGGGACGAACGATCCGCACCTCGTCGGTGGAGAGCAGGTTGCCGACGATCCCGACGGTGTCGACGAACACCGAGTCCCCGTCGTTCTCCGAGATCGGTAGCTCGTGGAACACCGCGGCGCCCGAGCGCCTCACGCGCACGAACGAACCGACGAGGTTGTTCGCTGTCCAGCCAGGCGATGGGCTGAAGTCGAGCCGCGTGCGCTGCCCCGTCGCGCTCGGAGCGCCCGCCTGGTCCACGCGCACAGCGGGCGTCACAGCGAGTGTGGGCGCGGACGCTCCGATCGATGCCGCGATGGGGAGCATGTCGGGGCCGCGGTACGCCCAGCTCGAGAAGACGGGCTCCTCGCCGCCCCCGAGCCAGACGGTGTCCTGGACGTACCTGGTCTCCCCGATCCCGGAGGAGGGGCCGGCGAGGTTCACGAGCACGCGTGCGTACTCGGTGAGCAGGATTGGGTAGCGCGCGCGCAGCGCCTGGAGGGTCCGCATCGGGCGCGTCGCCGCGCGACCGTCCGCCTGGTCGTCGCCGTGCTCCGCGTCGACGAACAGGTCCAGCGATCCACCTCGGAGCAAGACGGGTACCGGGATCGACGGCGCTGGCACGAGGCCACCCTGCTCGACCGCGCGGAGAGACAGGGCTCCGCGGATCGCCACAGCGCCGCCGAGCGCCGCTTCCACTGTCGCTGGCTCATCGCCCAGCACGACGCCCGCGCCGGGGGGCAGCACGCGCGAGTAGGGCGCTGGCAACGTGGCTGGCCCTGCGCTGATGTTCGTGACGAGGGTCGGCATCTACATGCCCTCCGCGAGCCGACCACCTCGGCCAAGGTACTCGCGCGCGATCACGTGGAGGAGATCCGGGCGCGAGCTGGCGGGATCGATCCCAGCCGCCACCTCGAGCCACAGCGCTGGGTCGAGCGCCCACGCAGGCGCGCTGCCCGGGTTCGGGGGCAGACGCTGGACCAGATCGAACGCTCGGCGGCTGACCACGGGATCCCTACTTCACCTTGCCGCCCATGCGCTCGTAGACGTACGCGACGACGGCCCACGGCTCGTCGTAGTCCCCGCCGCGCCCCTCGGGATCCACCGCCTCCTTCGCGCGCTCCCAGGTGTCCTCGTCCGCGACCCAGACGGGCGGGTTGTCGTCGGGGTCGAAGTCGGCCATCAGCTTGTCGAGCCGCTTGTTCCGCTTGCCGTCCTTCATCGCCTTGGCGACCTCGTCGGCCATCTTCTCGTCGTCGGTGAGGTCTCCCCCGTCCTCGCCGCCGCCCTCGTCCTCGTCCTCCTCATGGTTCGGCCGCATCATTGGCTTGACCTTGGGGGGCGGGAACTTGGGCCGCTTGTTCTGCTTCTCCTCCACCATCGCGGCGAGCTTGTTCGGGTCGATGGGCATCGCGGATCCTCCTGATCTACGACCTATACCACAAGCGCTCAGCGGATCGGCACCCGACGTCCGCCGAGGAACCTCCCGGTCAGCGGGTCGATCTCCCGCTCTGGGTAGTGCCTGCGCAGGTGGTCCGCGCGGGTCGGGATCAGCTCCAGGTTCTCGATCCGGTTGTCGGACCTGTCGCCGTTCACGTGGTGGACGTCCTCGGCGGGCAGCAGGTAGCGCCCCAGGTGCTGCTCCATGACGAGCCGGTGCTCACGGACGTAGCCAGACTTGTGGACGAACGGGTGGCCTGGTCTCAGCAAGTCGACGTAGCCGTCCGATCGAAGCTTGTACCCGACCTCCGGCTTGTCCGGCAGCGTCCGCTTCCTCCTCGCGCGTACCATGGCGAGGACAACCTGCTGGGTCGGGCCTTTGCCCCGCTTCGCGTCGGAGATCGATCTGGTCTCGACCCCGGCCTCCGCTAGCCAAGTGATCAACGTCGTCGCTGACACGCCCCAGGGTGCTTGAAGGATCTGCTGCCTTGCCTGGTTCCTCCCCTTCGGACCTCGATCCCGTGAAAGCGAAGCCATCGCAGCACAACCTTGGGCGCGACGCCGTAGCGCCTAGCAATCGCGTCGGACGACTCCACAGCGTACATGGCCACGAGGGCGCCATGAGGCGGAGGTTCATGCTTGGTTCCGTATTTACCACTCGCTTTCCTTGTACCAGGCATGCACGAGTTATACACTAACTCTGCGCCCACCGCGCCAAACCCACCCAGGTATTCCCCATTCTTTCCTAAAAGGTTGTAGCACGGCCCGATCGTTTGGACGGTTCGGCGGGTGCGACCAAGTCAGGCCGACGAGCGCGGGTGGCACTTGCGTCCGCCCCTTCGCGTCGGCGACCGGCGACGACGACGGCATGGTGAAGACGTCCCCAGCCGCCGTCACCTGCCCGTGCATCGCCAGGGAGTCGACGGCGACGCGGTCGTCGAGGGGGCGACCGGTCGCGTCGTCCACGTACTCCGACCACCGCATCATGAGTCCAGGCAGGGCCTCGGCAGACTCAGCAATTCCATCAGCGGTGGTGGCCCCGAAGGCCCAAGCAGTCTCGGTCCTCCCGATCCTCTCCGCCCGGTACCACTCCATGTCGTCCACCCGCATGACGCGGTCGATCGCGCTGCCGGTCGTCTCCCCGGTCGCGAGCGAGAGGGACAACTCCCTCTCCATCCTCCCGATCGTCTGCGCTCCGTAGCGGGCCATCGAGGTGGCGTGCATGCGCAGGAGCGAGGTGCGTCGGCGGTCGACCACGCCGCGGAACCTAGCCGCCTGCTCGATCGGCAGGGTCACGGTGGCGCCGCGGAACTGGCGCTCGAGCCTCGCGACGTCGCGCGTGAGCCCGCGCAGCGCGTCCACCTGCGCGTCCTGGCTCGCGTCCCCCAGGGTGCCGGCCATCGAGCGTGCCAGCCTCACCTTGCCCTCCTTCACCTGGGCGAGCAGCATGCGCTGCTGGTAGGCGGTCATCGTGTCGCCGGCGCGCCCGCGCGCCGCTGCCGCGAGCTTGCGCTCCAGCTCCGCGCCCGCCTCGTCGTAGAGGCGCTTGAGAGGAATCAGGGTGCGGCGCTCGGCCAGGCGCTCGAGACGCGCACGGTGCTCGCTCATCGCCTCGAGCACGGCGGCGGGCACGCGCGGCACCCTTACCCGACCAGTAGCGGTGGATCCAGCGGGGGAGGCTCCACCGGGTCTGGCCCGTCGACGTTCTCGACGGTCCCGGAAGTCTCGTTCGGGGGATCCGGAGGATCGCGCCGCGTCTCCTCGGTCTCGGACTCGTTCGGTGTGCTGGTCTCGTCGGTCATCGTTCAACCCTCCTTGTCAGCCTCCCTACCCTCGTCGTGAATGGCGTCGTGGCAGGAGTCGCAGGTGACGACGATCCCTCTCGGGTCGTTCGTCTTCTCGCGGGCGGCCCACTTCGGCGACGCCTCCGCGAACGCCTTGTGGTGCAGACCCAGGTCCTCACGCCCGCCGCACCGCTTGCAGCGGAACCCGTCGCGTCGGAACACGCCGAGCGCGAGGGACGGCGGCAGCCCGCCCTTGCCATCGGATGCGAGAGTGGCGCCCTCGCGCCTCGCCTCCTGCCTGAGGTTGCGCAGGGCGACGCGCTCGCCAGGGGCCAGGCTGTCTCGCTGCGGGCGGTCCCGCATGCGCATGTACTTGCCCAACTGCTCGCTCACCGGGACACCAGGATCGTTCTCCGATCGCGGCAGCCCTCGCACCCGCCGGTAGTGGGGCGCCGGTAGCCAGCGCAGCTCGGGCACCAGACAAAGCCCCAGTTGGCTGGTTCGGCCGGGTCGGCGACGCAGCACGAGCAGTCCGTCAAGGGCCGGCCGCAGCGCGTGCACGCGGAACAGATCATCCCGGGACCTGCACCACCGCGTTGTCCGGACCGGGACCCGACGAGAACTCGACCAGCACCCAGCTCGGGTGGTGCGCGGCTGCGCGCTCCAGCGTCGTGCGGCACGACGAGCACGCGTAGACCCTGCCGAGCAGCACGAACTTCCCGTACGTGAACTCGACCACTGGCACGCTCCCGCCGTGCTGCACCGCCATGGCGATCAGCACCTCGGGAGCATGTCGATCGAGGTCCTCGACCGTGGCGAACGACCGGCACAGGATGGCCGCCGGCTGCCCGCACCTGCACCTCTCGCCGCCGAACGCGTTGGCGCGGTGGAACTCCTCCGCCGTCACCCGGCCACCGAACAGGCGGGTGCGGTGGATGACTTCCCTGCGCTCTGCCTTAGACTTGGACTCCTGCCCCATGCCTCTCACGTTACCTTCCGCTGCGCCCGGGGCGCAACCGTCACTTCGCGTGGGTGACCGCACCGGACTTGGCCTGCCCGCGAAGGCGCACCAGCTCCTGCTGCTGCGCGACGTACAGCTTCTCAAGCTGCGCGAGGCGGCTGGTGGACTCCAGCTCCGCGAGCCTGATCCTGACCCGCTCGTAGTCCTCGAGCCGCCCGCGCTGCTCATTGAGGATATCTTGCACGCGCGCCCACTCGCCGGTGTCCACCAGCATCCCGACCCCGCCGCCCTCCCGCTCCATCACGAGGTGCACCGAATCGCTGTTGCGGCCGTTCTGGTAGGGCTCGTAGGTCAGCTCGAAGATCTCCGGCTTGCACGGGTACAGTTCGTTCGCGATCCCTCGAATGATCCAGTCACCGGGCGTCGCGACGTGCTCACCTTCCAGAGTCTTGATGAAGTACGCGGCACCGCGCATCACCACCCCCGGAGGCCACGTGGGTTGCTCGGGCCAGAACTGCTCGGCCTCGATCACGATCGGCTTCTTGCGGAACTTCTGCATCAGTCACCTCCCCTTGATGGCGCCGTACGCCGGCTGCCCGTAGATCCGCGCGACCTCCCCCCAGCTCATCGCCGTCGGCCCGTGGCCGATCCGCACGGCGCGGTCGTCGAGGAAGAGGTCCGCCAGCGGCTTGCCCTGGCGCCCGTCGTCGACCGCGTCGAACACCCCGGGCAGTTCGCGCGCCACGAACTCGACCATCGCCCGCTGGCGCGCCTTCGCCAGCACACGGTCCGCGTAGGTAGTGGAGGCGGGCGCCGCCGCGCCCGCTCGCACCAGGGGGTCCAACTCGGGCAGGTGCTGAAGCGCGCGGTTGGAGCGCGCGCTCCACAGCAGCAGGACGTGGCCAGCGCGCTTGAGCGCGGCGAGCCCCTCGCGTGCCCCAGCCCTCAGCACCAGCGGACCCACGTGGGAGTAGGGCTCCTGCTCCACCACCGTCCCGTCGAAGTCGATCGCGACTATCACGCGCTGCCCTTCCTCACGACGATCGTCCACGGCTCGCAGGAGCAAGCGCGTGGATCCCGACCACTCGAGCACCACGGCTCGTGCACGATGATCTCGTCCCCGTCCTCGCTCTCCACCATCGCCGTGAGGATCGCCTCCTCTACGGTCGTGTAGAGCACCTCAAGCGTCTCGGCTGGGTCAGGCATCGCGGTCCCACCTCGCGGTCGCCAGAGCCAGTCCCAGCCAGCCGGCGAGTAGGGTCAGGAAGACGCCGTCGGCCGGCGCAGGCGCACGCCAGGCCAGCAGCGCCAAGACCGTGACGAAGACCGCGTGGCCGATCATCGCGGCTCCAGCGCTGGCAGCACCCCGGCGGCCCAGTGGTCCGAGTAGACCCACACGCCCTCAGCGAGGTCGGGCCGCGCGACGATGGCAGCGGCCAGCCACTGGCGGCGGTGGCGCCGCGTGGCGCTGTCGAACGTGGAGCCGTCGTCCTCGCCGAGGTCCGCGACGTGCTGTACAACCCACGCGGCGCGCATGCGCCGCGCGAGCGCGACGATCTCCGGTTCCATCACGGCACCTCGATCCCGACGGCGCGGGCGAGGTCGAGCAGGACGAGGTGGTGCCTCTCCGCCTTCGTCGGCCCCCAGCGCTCGGTCGTCGTCAAGTGGAGGACCTCGAGCGCGGCGTGGTGGAGGCGTTCGTCGCACACGCAGGCGAGCACGAACGCGCGCCCCGACACCGGCGATCCGGGCCAGAAGGCCGCGATGGTGGCGGCCCAGGACGGCACCCAGGTGGAGGTGGAGGCGTGGAGCTGCCTCAGCACGATGGAGGGCACGACCTGCTCGATCCAGTGCTCCCCGTCCAAGCGTGTCCAGCCGTGCTCCCCGTCCAAGCGTGTCCAGCCGTCGGGCTGAACGGAGACGTAGCTGGCCTCGCACTCGTGGACCTTGGATCGAAAGACCTGCACGCAGAACGGGCAGTACATGAGTTGATAGGGGCCAGCGCTGGCTGAGGATCTCACGACCGAACCTCTCATAGATCAGTGCCTTGATCGATCCGGGCGATCGTCACCACGCACCTCGACGAGCACCGGGTGGCGCAGGACGCGCGCGGCGAGGCGCAGGAGGACCCACCCGACGTGGAGGCGCCAGCGCAGGATCCCCCACGGGCGCCGCGCGGCCACCCTCGCCGGGGTCGGGGCAGAGGTGCGGACCAGGGCGGGCACTCAGGCGTCCCCACCGCCCGCCATCATGGCCGCGACGCCCGGCACCCTCTCCGCGGCGTCCGGCGACTCCGCCAGGGTGCTGGTGGCGTAGATCTGCACGTACTTCGCCCGGTACTGCGGGAGGGTGAGGTCGCCGTCCTCGATCGGGCCCAGGCCCTTGCTCGCGCGCACCTCATTGATCGTGACGATCCCCCCCTCGATCTCGTACTGGAAGAACTTGACGCCCTCCGCTGGGGGCGCAGCCTGCTCCTCGCGCGGCAGCGCGCCGAGGGCCATCGCCTCCAGCTCCGCCTGCTCGCTCACCTGCGAGGCGCGCACGCGGTCGAGCATGGCGCGCGCGTCCTCAACGCGGAAGTAGGGGGCGACGTAGTGCACGGCGACCTCGTCGTCGATCACGCCCCCGCCCTTGGCCGACACGGCGGCGGTGACCGCCTTCTGCGCGTCGTCCACCGACGGCTCGAAGTAGCCGGGCCACTGGAGCTTGAGCGTGCCGCCGGCGCCGAGCCGCCGCTCCACCCGCTTGCCTTCCCCCGTGAAGCGCGGGGGGAGCACGAGGGAGGACCGGACGAGGTTGCCCTCGGCGTCCGCGCGCGGCTCCCCGAGCGCCCGCGCCGCGCGGACCATGCGGTCGATCAGGCGCTTCACCCCCCTCTCCCCGTACTGCTCGCGCAGGACGTCGGCCTTGGAGAGCATGGAGGAGTAGACCCGCTCGATCTCGGTGGCGGTGCGGTTGGAGGTGTCGGGGTGGTCGAGCACGCACTGTGCGACCTCGAGCACCTGCGAGCGCAGCTGCCCCACCAGGTCCATCGCCGACTTAGGCCCCGAGCCCGAGATCTCCATGTAGCTCGCGCCGCCGCCCTTCTCCAGGACGAGGGCGTTGTCGGAGCCCTTCCGGAGGTCGGCGACCTCGCGGTCGGTGGTGATGGTGGCGGTGGGGTCGCAGTTCGACTTGGTCCCGCGGATCGCCTGCGACTGGAGCTGGTCGATCTCCTCGATCGTGTCGAAGACGCCGTGGGCGTCGGGCTCCCCGTCCACGTCGTCCACCACGGGCAGGTTCTGGATCCAGGTGCCGGGGAAGAACCCGAGACCGTGGTCGACGCGCTCGCGCTCCCTCCACGCCGGCTCGTCCCCCTGCCCCACCATCTCCGGCTCGTACACGACGTCCGAGGAGGTGTCGATCACGCGCCGGTACCACACCATGATCGTCACCCACAGGCCCGACTCCGGGTCGCGCGTCTCGATGGGGTACTGGTAGCGGATCTCCAACCCCTCCAGGTCGAGGGCCTGGCGGTCGCGCCAGTAGGGGGTGACCCATCGCGGGTCGTGCACCTCGACGAGGGGCAGGCCGTTCGAGAACTGGAACGTGAGCACGGCGGTGCCGGTGGCGCCCCCGTAGTTGCGGGCGAGGATCATCGCCGGCCACAGGCGGGACACCTCCGCCAGAGCGCGCGCGAAGTCCTCAGTGGTCGGGTCGCCCTCCATGCGCACCTGCGGGTGCTGCCGCTCGGAGAACAGGAGGCCGGTGAAGCGGTGCACGATGGCGCGCGCGAGGTGGTAGGGGGCGGAGGGCCGGCGGAACTTGAGCGGCAGCTTCGAGGTCTGCCCGCCGGCGTCGTAGAAGCCGGGCGGGATGTAGCCGGCGGACGCGATGGCCTCCCGCGCGAACTCGTCGACGCACGGAGTGCCGTCCCAGTCCACCTGCCGCGTGTCGTACTGCGAGCAGCAGTAGTAGGACCACCGGCGGTTCAGCGACTGCTGGCGCGGCGACATGCCGAGGTTCTCGAGCCGGCGGATCGCCTTCGGCTCCACCTGGGGCGACATGCGCCGCCACGCGTCGGGCTGGTAGCCGGGGCCGCTCACCGACCGGATCCTAACACGGCGACTGCTTCTTGCCGTCGCCGATCACGCGGAGCAGGGCCCACCACTCCGCTGTCACGGCGCCGCCCTCCCGCAGCCCGGCCTCCACCAGTATCCGCGCCCCTGAGGCTCGGAGTAGTAGATGCACCCGATCTCCCACGCGCGGCACAGCGCGCCCGCGTCGCGCAGGCACGCCCCGAGGTTGCTGAGCGACCGCTGGAACGCGATGGCGTCAGTGTGCCCTAGCGTGCTTCTCCACGCCGCCCAGAACCACGCGCCGTCGGTGGTGTGCTCGAGCTTCACGGCTGCACCTTCCCGCCGCGGTCAGCGATGGCGCGGATGTCGCGGGTCACCTGCGCCAGCACCTCCTTGGCCCTCTCCATCTCGGCGATGAACTGGGGCCCGGCGTACGGCCCGTTGTGCACCTGTGCTGACACCCACACGGCCACGTACTCGGGGGCGGCGGCGACTTCCTCGATTCTGCGCACCAAGTCGCGGAGGACTTCCTCGATTCTGCGCACCAAGTCACGGAGGTCATCGCGCTCGTTCTCCACCGCATTCGCGCGGAGACGCTGCGACTCGGCCTCCGACATCCATGTTCCGAGGCGATCCCTCAGGTCATCTATTGTCTGGTCGGCGGTCACGAGCTGGGCTCCTCGTCCCGCCCCCGCGGAGCCGCTGCGCGCACAACTGCCGCCCACGGCTGGAGGTTCTCCCGCGCCGCGTCCATCACGAGGGCTCCGTCGTGGATCCGCAGGACAGCCCCGAGCCGCACGTCGTAGCTGTTGCCACCAAGCTGCGCGAGATCGAACGGGTCGATCACGATCAGGCCGTCCTCGATGGCGGCCAGGATAGAGGAGTCGCTCAGGATGCTCACGGCCTGGGCCCCGGCGGCGCCACCCGCAGTCTTCGCTCCACTTCGAAGGCGATGGCTAAGGCGAGGCCCTCCACAGCGACGACGGCGCAAGGTCGGCACCCGTGATCGATGGTCTCTCCAAGGTGATGGTCACACCTGCCGACTCGCGTCAAGATCGAGCAGTAGGGCGCCAGCTCGTTGACCAACGCGAGCGAGGCTTCGTGAAGGTTCGTCATGCGGTGAACTCCTTGATCCCCCTCCCCGCGACCTCGCGGAAGCGCGAGGCCCAGGACGCCACACGCTCGGCGTGCACGGCGGCCTCGCGGTGGCCCGTCATGTCACCAGCCTCCACGCAGAACTCACGCACCAGCGCGAGCAGCGCGGGGATGTCCGAGATCCGGATCGAGTCCTCGGCAGCGCGGATCGGGCAGGTCGCGCAGCACAGCCTCCCGTGCTGGTCGACGTAGCGCGCCTCGTTCTCGCAGGCGCCGTACCCGCAGCGGGACCGGCTCATCGCAGCTCACCCAGGATGGCCGCGGCCACGCGCTCGGCGTGCCTCTGCGTGGCCCGCTCACTCGCTCCGTCCGAGAGGTCGCCCTCGTCGATCAGCGCCTGCATCTCGTGGGCGTACTCCGCGACCAGCTGGCCAGCCAGGACGTAGGCCCACCTGCGATCCGACACTACTGTGATGGACGCGGCGTGGGCCACCCTGGCGGACTGTGTTGCCGCCTGGACCCTGCCGCCCACGACCCGCTCCCCGTCCTCGGCCAGCACGCCGGGCAGCAGGCACTGCTGGCAGTCCCGGCAGACGCTGAAGATGACGGACCGGAACGCGGCCCCGCACCGCGCGCACGTGCGGTCGACGGTGGACCCCTCGTGCACGAGGTGGTCGACGACGGGCGCCTGTGCGGATGGGTGCAGGTGAATGGTTGTCCTCAGGCCGGTGGAGCTGCACCAGTTTGGGCCGCCGTCCGGCGGCGGCTTGGTGACCAGCGACCCTACGGCGTCGATGGCGTCGCACCGTACCTGCTCGAGCGACTTCAGGTCCTGCAACGGCCGCTCGCCGGCGTCCAGGATACTGAGGGCGAACTGCGCCAGCTGCGCGTTGCTCACGGCGCCTTGCTCCTGGACCACCCGCGCGAGCGCGACGTCGAAGGCCCACGCGAGCAGCTCTGGTGGGTACTCCCCGCCCGCCCGCCTGAGCGCCTCGAGTCCCTCCTCACGGCCGACCAGGTTCTCGATCGGTTGGGTCACAGCCGCACGCCCTTCCCGCGCAGCCACTGGAGGACCAACGCCTCCGCGTCGGTGGGCTGCCGGCCGATGCTGCCGACCACGGCCATCGCCCACCTCCGCATCGGGCGTGGGTCACCGCGGTTGTCCCGGTGGTAGATTCGTCGCACGTCCTTGGATCGCTTGCTCATATCTCCCCTGCCTTGATCGCACCGTTGAGGTCTGTTGAGGTCTCCAGCTGCCGCGCGAGGTCCTCGACCCACCCGCGCACGACGTCGCGGGTCCGGTAGGTGCACCACAGGCCCAGGTCGGGGAGACCGACTACTGGGCCCAGGCTCAGGCCCGGCGCCAGGTCGTCGTGGTGCACGCAGTCGAAGCCGATCCACCAGACGGCGTCGGGTTCGCCTGGGTGCGACGCGTGGCAGACGTGCCCGCTGCGCGCCGCGGCGTAGGAGACCCCACCGTGGACGCTGACGCCCAACTGCTCGTCGTCGAGGTCCAGCCCGTAGTAGGGGTGGCCGGGTGGCAGTCCCACGTAGCCGCACCACGCACCGACCCGGCTGCGGACCATCAGGCATGGGAACCCGCGCGCCCGCCACTCGACGCGGTCCTCCGGCTCCGCGTCCCACGGCCCGGGCGGCCAGCAGGTCCGGTCGACCTCGTGCTCGTCTGCGTTGCTCATCAGGACCTTCCTACTCTCCACTTTCGAGCCTCGCCAGCTCGGCCTTCACCTGGGCGACCATCTCCGTTTTCCCAATGGCCTCGAACGACTTGATCATCCGCCGGAGATCCGTACAGCGGTCTGCTCTATCGCGTGCAACCTTCTTCGCGTGGACCTTCGGCGCGAGGACGGTGGGGTCGGCGGCCGCGACCATCGTCACCTGCATGACCTGGATCGCCGCGAACAGGTTCGCGATCACCTCGTCGAGATGCGACTGCTCCTCCGTGCGGAAGCGGGACTCCGCACGGCAGAGGTAGCCGGCGATTGCCTCGTCGATCGCCCTCGAGATCTCATCGCCGGCCCGGCCGTACTCCTCGACGGCCTCCTCTAGCTCCTCCTCGGTCCCGGCGTTATTGAGGCCGTTGACCAGTGAGGCGAACTGCTTGCGGGCTGCTCCGGCGTCCATATCCGTGCCTTGATCGATCCGAGGCTACCTCGTCATCAGGTCCAGGCTCGCCCACCCCGCCTTCGACCGCGCCATGCGGTCGCCCTCGCGGGCGAACCACATGGACATCAGCCGGTCGCCGGTGTGGCCGGCGGGGTCGTAGAACCGCATCTCGTTGATCAGCGCCGCCAGCTCCGGGTGCACGCTGCCGCTCCCATCGTTAGGGAAGATCCATCTGCCCGCCGCCATCTCCGCCGCGATCGACTCCACGCCGAACTCCGGGTGCGCCTTGTTACGCCCCGTGGTGAACCCGCGGATGGGGACGGCCGCGTGCTGGGTGCGCGTGAACTGGACTAGGTACTGCTGGGCAGCGTTGTTCTCCACCACCACCAGGGAGTTGTAGCGCCGGTGGTGGTCGACGATGCGCGCCACGATGTCCGGCCCCGCCCACCGGCCGCTCTCGATGCACAGCACCTCGCGGTCCCCGTTGGGGTGCGCGATGACGGAGGTGAGCACGGTGAGGTCGGCGGAGGAGTGCTGCTGCACCGCCAGGTCCACGCCGGTCACCGTGCGGCAGCCGGCCGGCACGTTCTGCAACCCGAAGGCGAGGGAGCGGCCGCGCCCCTTTTCCAGGCAGCGCTGGATCCACTCCTCCTTGAACCGCGCCGCCGTGTCGTCGCGGGGCTGGCACAGGAGCTGGCGGGCGAACTCGAGCGGGCCCATGTCCAGGCGCGCCCGGGCGATGCGCGCCGGCGGCCACCGCTCCGGCCAGGTGGGCACCCCGCGCTCGTCCACGACCGGGAAGCGCCAGGCCTCCCAGCCCGGCGAGCGCGCGAGCCGGTAGAGCAGGTCGTCGGGGTGGTAGGCGTTGCCGATGATGATCACCCGCGAGTCGGCGGTGAGCCGGCCGGAGAGGGTGCTGAGGTACCACTCGTACAGGTCGGTGCGGGCGCGCGGCGTGCGCGCGTTCTCGTAGTCGAGCACGTCGTCAAGCACGAGGAGGTCGATGCGCGACCCGAGGATGTTGCCGTGCACGCCGCACCCCTGCACGCTCGGGTCCTTGCTCACGACGGAGCGCCTCACGAACAACTGGTCGTCCCGCCAGGGGTAGCCGGGGCGCAGCCCCGTCACCTTGCGCGCGTCCTCGCCGCGCTCGATGTACCGCCCGATCGTCCGCACGATCTTGCTCGCCTGCCCATGCGTGTTGCTCACGATCGCGACGCGCAGGCTGTGCTCGCGGCCCAGCTCGTACAGGACGCGACCGACCGCGACCTGTACGGTTTTGCCCGCCTCCACGTGGCTCCACAGGATCAGGCGGGGGTGCTTGCTGATCAGCGCGTGCCACCGCTCGTGCGTGGGGGTGAGCCGGATGGGCTGGCCGGTCTGCTCGTCGCGGAGCACCAGGGAGCAGAACAGCACGGGGTCGACAGCGGCCTGGGCCAGCAGGCTCTCGCGAGCGCGCTGGGTGCGCGTCCACTGCGAGAGCACGGCGCCGTCGGCGCGCGGCGACGTCACCGACCCGGCCGCCGGGTGGGACCACCTGAGTCGAGGGCGGCGCCCCGACGGTAGCGCCGGCCGGCGCGGCTCATGACGTAGTCGACCACCGACTTGAGGCTCTGCGGGTCCAGCTCCGGCTGGTCCCCGCACGCGGCGTTGCGGGCGGTGCGCGCGGAGACCCCGGCGGCACGCGCGATGTCCGCATAGGTGTACGAGAACCTCATGGGCCCGCGCTCACGGTGGTTCGGGTGGTCGCGCAGGCACCCACCGGGCATCCCGATGTCGTCGCTCATGACGGATCTCCGCTGACAACTATCACGTGGGCGTGACCTCGTCCACCTCCGCCCATGCAGAACGGGCACTCCTCGACGAGCTAGGTCACGGGTCCAGCCTGACCGTGCACGCCTTGCCGCAGCCCCACCAACCGCAGCACACGACGCCGGTGACCCGCCGACCGTCGCGGTTGGTCGCCGCAAACGACCGCGAGCGGATGTCGTCGCAGCGGTTGGCAGCGGCTGGGCCGAGCTGGACGTCGCGCAGCTCCGCGCCCCTGAGCACCGCCCTGGCGTCGTCCTCGCCGAGGCTAGGACCCACGAAAAAGAGCCAGCCGAGCAGGGCGAGGCCGACGAGGACGAGCGCCCCGATCGCCAGGGCGGTGGCGAGGTAGGCTGCCGCACGCCAGGGACCCCGCCGGTGCGGGAGACAGTTGAGATCCTCCGCACTTGGAGGATCAGTGGACCTGCTTGCTGGCTTCCTCGTCACGACCGTTGCCTTGATCCTCCCGCGGCTCCGCGACGAGGCCGCGGTCGCGCGCCAGCTGGAGCACGTAGTGCGCGTGCTCGATGTCCCGGGCCGCCTCCTCGAGCGTGGCGGGCTCGACGCGCACGCCGATCACGTCCGTCGGCGAGCCGACGCGCAGGCGCTCCAGTTGCATCGCGAGGTGGCCGGCCTGGTTGGCCTCCCTCACGACCCTGCCCATGACCTCCATGAACTTGAGCGCCTGGCCGAAGGAGAGGCTGCCCGACTCGGCCTCCTTGGTGATCACGGCGGCCACGTACTTGGCGCGGGTCAGCACCTCCTGCACGAAGGCCATGTGGTGCAGCACGGTCTTGCGCGCTCCGCGGCACAGGATCGCCTCGTCGGCGCGCTGCTCCACCGCATCCACGCCGATCTTCTCCAGCAGTTCGTTGTACTTGCGCTTGGCGCGGACCTCGGCCAGGATGACCTTCTCGCGCGCCTGGTCCTCCGCCTCGCGGATCACCTCGGCGGCGTGGGCGCGCGCCTCCTCCATCCGCTCCTCCACCGACCGGCTGGCCTCCTCGACGATCCTCCTCGCGTACTCCTCGACGGAGACCTTGCGGTCCTCCAGCTCGCGGTCGAGCCGGCGGGCGCGCGCCAGGTCCCGCTCGCCGTCGAGCAGCTCGCGGATCGCCGGCCACCCCCGCTCCGGCCAGCCGCGCTCCCACGCCCGCTTCGCCGTGGCCCGGGACACCCCAGCCGAGGCGCCGATCGCGGAGTAGGCGGAGGGGTCCGGATTGTCCCGGTACGCCTCGAGCAGCCGCTGGTAGTCCTCCTCGTGGATTCTCATAGTTGGGTGAGAGCATCGTGCAGGATGGTCCGAGACCTCAGGGCCGCTCGCGCCCCGAGCCTAGCACGGGACTGGCGCACGCGAGGTCGAGAAGACCGAGGGCGCTAGTCGAGCCTCGGTGTCCGCGACGAACAGGGCAGCGCGCCGCACGCGGTGGTCGAGGCAGGCACGGAGCAGCCGCACGAACAGTTCCTCCAGTTCCTCCAGCGACAGGCAAGAGTGGTAGGAGCTGACCTCCCGCAGCGGTCCCCACGCGACGTAGAGGTCGGGACGCGCAGTCCACTGGCGACCCACCTTCAAGCCGTCCAACGCCGTGGTGGGTGCGCGCGCGCGTCACCCGGGGACCGGGCCGATCACCAGCCCCGACGAGCCGGCGGTACCTGCCGTCCCGATGCCGTTGCCCGTCCCCCCCGCCCCGCCGGTGACGTCGGTCGTTCCGCTGCCAGTGTAGCTCTCGGTGACGATGCAGATCAGGCCGCCCTGGCCGCCCCCGCCACCAGCCGAATCGGAGTTGACCGCGTTGGCCCCGTTGCCCCCCTTGCTCTGGATCGTCCCGTTGTTCACGATGCGGCTGGCGATCACGAGGTTGGGCGGACACCCCGAGCCACCGCCCCCGCCGACCTGCGTGCCGTTACCCGCCCCGCCGCCGCCGCCGCCGCCGGATCGGACGAAGTCGAGGCCGGGGATGCCGTTGCCGACGAAGGCCATCTGCCGCATGGCGACGCTGTCCCGGATGTCGCCGGAGTCGGCCGCGCGCACGGTCGCGCCGCCACCGGCACCACCGTTGCGCGCGCCCGAGCTACCACCCGCACCTCCGGTCCCGGTGTACCCGAACGGGACTGGAGACACGATGGAGCCACCGCCTCCGTTGCCGGTGGCGGAGTTGCCCCCGTTCGCCGCGCTGTCGATGGGCCTGGCCACCGACGGGGCACTGGCCCCTGAGGACGCGGTAGCGTCGGTGCCGTTGCGCCGGTAGGTGCCGCCGGCATCGATGGTCAGCGTGCCCTTGACGAAGGCTATGTACCCGTCGGTGAGCAGGATGCCGCCCGACTGGATCGTCAGGTCGGCGTAGTACATGTTTCGCGTCAGGGTGGTCGTACCAGACGCGATCACGACGTTGCCGTCCGACCCGTCCCCGTAGATGCCCTTGGCGGCGCCCACGAAGGTGTCGCCGGTCGGCAGTCGCTTGAGGGTGCCGGCGTCGATGATGAGTGGCGTCTGGACCGCCATCGCGGGCCCTCAGGAGAGCCGGGTGAAGGTGCCCGCCGTCGTGTCGAAGTGCCACCGCCCCTTGGTCGGGTCGACGACGTTGATCCCCCGCTCGGTCGCGAGCGCGTTGACGCAGTTGACTAGCGTCTGGATCGCCGCGCGGGCCAACTGCCTGCCCTGCTCCCTCCGCTTCTCAGCCTCCTCGACCTGGAGGTCGAGGTCGGCGAGCGCGATCTTGGCTACGCCGACGGCGTGGTCAAGGGCCTGGACCTCTGCGCGGATCTCCTCGGGCAGCGTCACCTGCTCGGGCCTGATCGGGATCACGTTTTCGCCGTTTGTCTTCATCGCCTTCCTCGCCTTCCTCTTGGCCATGCCAGCTGCCCTTGATCGTTCAGCTACTACGTCACGAGGCTAGAGGACGACGCCGTCACCGATCTGGATCGCGATCTTCACCGCGCCGGTGCCTCCGCGCGTGACGATGCCGAGCTTGATCACGGTCGAACCGGCCGTGGACGGAGCGGTCAGCGTGACCTTGCCCGCGGTCTCCGAGAGGAAGAACTTCTTGCCGACGTCGGCGACGGCGGGGACGACGTCCCAGACCGCATCGGCGATCGACCGCTCACCGTTGTCGTAGACCGTGATCACGTCGTTGAGCACGACGGCGGCAGCGTTGAAACCGACGACGTTGACAAGCTCGCCAGCGCCGTTAGCGTCCGCGTTGAACACCTTGGCGGTGCCGGCCGCATCATCGAACACAACCGGGGCGCCGGCCGCGATGGTCTCGCCCGCCGTCCCGGAGATCTGGGTGTTGGTCGCCGCGGCAGCCGCGTGGTTGTGCAGGATTGTCGTCGACCCATTCGTCAGTTCCGTGAGGTTCGCGGCGGTGACGGTCGCGGTGGTCGCGACGCCTTCGATCTGGAACCGCGCCGAGGCGTTCTGCGGCAGGTTGATGTTGCCCGTCGAGGTCGTCGCGAGCGTGACGCCGGCCTGGACCGTGAGCGCGGCGTCTGCGACGGCGAGCCTGGTGGCACCAGCCGTCTGGAGATTGAGCCCGGCGGTGCCGTTGATCGTCAGCGCGCCAGCGGAGGTCGACCACGTGGCTGCTGCCGCGGACGTGATGGTCAGCGCCCCAGCCGAAGTCGTGAAGCTCGAGGTGGCGTTCGCGCTGAGCGACACTGCACCGGTGAGCTGGGTCAGCCCGCCGGTGACGGTGGTCGTGATCCCCGAGGCTCCGACCGCGATGGCAGAGGTGTTCGTTGCACCGATGGTGACGGTGCCGTTGGTCCCCGCCCCAGTCGCTGCACCACCGAGGACTGTCACGCTACCGCCGTTGGCTCCACCGCCACCATTGTTGGCACCAGCCGTCCCGCCTCGCAGAGTGAGAAGCGCACCCGCTCCTGCGGTCGTCGCCGCCCCACCCGCCCCGCCATCACCGCTCACGATGACGAGTGCCCCGCCGACGGCTCCGCCATTCGTGCTGGCGGCCCCGGCGCCGCCTGCGGCGCCAGACATTTGGCTGGCAGCCCCAGCGCCAGCAGTGCCGCCCGCCGTCGTGCTCGCCGCTCCTCCGGTTCCACCAGCTAGCTGGGGCGCCCCGCCCTGTCCCGCCGGCGTGGCGCCACTCGCTGCACCACCGTTACCACCAAGCACGTTCACGGCACCACCCGCACCCGTCCCCACACCGCCGTTGCCCCCCTTGACCGTGAGGGCACCTCCCTCTGTGGATGCCGTCGTCGACGCGTCGACGACGATCGTGTGGTTCACCTCCTTGAGGAAAGTGATGTTCCCGACGACGTTGCTCGTGAACGTGATCGTGTCCGTCACGGCGTTGCCGACCTGGACGTTGCCGTTGAAGGTCGCCGCCTCCGACACGGTCAACGCACCATTGACCGTTGTCGTCTGGCCTGTCCGACTCACGGACACGGACGTCGCATCCGTCGTCCCGAGGTTCAGCGCCGTCGCTGCGTCAACCGTGAGCGCTCCAGCCGACGTCTTCCACGTCGCTGCGGCTGCAGAGGTGATCGTCAGCGCACCAGCGGACGTGCTCCAAGTGGAGGCCGCAGCTGCAGTGATCGTCAGGGCACCGGCCGACGTCGTGAAGCTCGAGGCCGCGTTGGCGGTCAGGGTCACTGACCCAGTGAGTTGACTCAGATTGCCGGTGACTTGCAGGAGGTTGCCCGCGACGCCGATGAACACAGTGCTCGTCAGCGTTTCACCAATCCGAATGGAACCAGCAGTCCCTGCCCCACTGGCTGCCCCGCCGCGCAGGGTGAGGCCGCCGCCGTTCGCCCCGCCAGCACCGCCGTCAGTTCCTGCGTTACCACCTTGGATGGTGGTCGATCCACCAGCGCCAGCAACGCCGGTGGCAGTTCCAGCACCGCCGGATCCACCGAACCATGAAGCAATACCACCCGCACCAGCTGCCCCTGTACCAGCAGCCGCCGCACCACCAGTTCCAGGACGCAGGGTGGAGGCACCACCAGCCGCGCCCGCAGTGGCGCCCGAAGCGGCGGAGCCTGTGCCGGAGAGGATCGTCAGCTCGCCACCGGCCGTCGAGACCGTCGTCGAGGCGTCGACGCTCACCGTGTGGGCCGTCTCCTTCAGGAAGTTGATGTTGCCAGCCACGCGGCCCGTGAACGTGATCGTGTCCGTGGCAGCGTTGCCGAAGGTCGTGTTGCCCTCGAAGGTGACGTTGCCCTGGAAGGTCGTCGCGCCGACCACCGTCTCCGTCCCGTCCACCTGGAAGTTGCCGAGCACGGTCGTGAGCGCGCCGACCTTGCCGATCGAGATCGCGGAGGCGTTGACGGTGCCGATGCTCAGGACCGCAGCGGTCGATCTGTCCACCCCGCCGTCCGCGGAGATCGACGCGGTGAACGTGTTGCTCGACCCGCCGAAGGTCGCCGCCCCGGTGGTCGTCTTGAAGACGCCGGACCCGCCGGAGAAGTCCAGGGCGGCCGTACCCGCCGCGAGCAGGGACTTGCCGGTGGCGAGAGTCGCGTCGCCGAGGAGGCTCACGGCACCCGTCGACGTCTTGAAGACGCCGGACGCCGTCGAGAAGTCGAGAGCGCCCACCCCACCACCGGACAGCAGCGTCTTTCCGGACGCGACCGTGACGTTGGTCCCGGCCGGCGTGACCGTCAGGTCGCCGGCGTTGGTCTTGATCCCGGCGCCGATGATCAACGAGTCAGCATCCTGCTGCTGCTTGTAGGTGCCAGACTGGATGGTTAGTGAGCGGAAGTCAGCCATGGTCTATCTCCGTTGCTGGCGGGTGGTTGTGCAGGATCGGTCACGGGATCTTCTGGAACCTCGGGTCGGCTTCCATGCAGCGGAGTGCCCTCGGATCGGTCACGTCGTGGCCGATGGGGGTTCCCGGCACGAACTCGGTGGCCGGCGGGACGGGGGCCAGGACCATGACGGTGCCGTCCTTGCACCGGCACCTGATCTGGAGCGTCCTGCCCATGACCAGCACGGCCGGGTTCTGAGGCTCCCCCAGGTAGATGAACCTCGCCATGTCCGTCCTCCTTGCTGCTCAGAGAATCGTGAAGTCGCGGTCGATGACGACCGCCAAGGTGGTAGCGTTGCGCGCGAACCCTAATTCCTGTACCACGGAACCGAGCGCCGTTGGGAAGTCGCCGTCGCCTACCCTCGCGATGCCACCGGGCGTGGTCGCCGAGTAGTAGGTCGATCCCAACGTGAGGCCCGAGAACCCGCCCAGTTCACCCGCGTAGCGCACGGTGCAGGTGGTCGCCGATGGCTTGGTGACGACGAAGCCGATCGCCGGGAACTTCGCCGGGTCGTCCGCGTCGGCCTTGTCGACGGCGTCGGCCGCTGACAGGTAGACGACGTCGCGCACTGCCACGGTGGCCGGGCAGGAGTATAAGCTCGCGCTGTCGACAGCGACCCCGCTGCCGCCTCCACCTCCCCCACCGACCGTCCAGGACAGGATCCCCGCCCCGTTGGTCGTCAGCACGTCGCTGGGGGCGCCGTCGGTCGCCGGCAGTGTCCAGATGACGTTGGCTGGGATGTTCGCCGGGGCCCGGAACGCGACGAAGTCGCTGCCGTTGGGCGTCATCTCGAACAGCTCGAGCGCGCTGGGGATCGTCGAACCCGGCGTCACGCCGATCCCCGGAGGCGCTCCGAGAACGACCGACCCGGCCGCCATGTTGGAGAGCGCGAGGGACAGCTCGGACTCGAGGCCAGGATAGATATCAAAGGTGGTGACGACGGTCCTCACGCCACCGAGGTTGCTGATGACCTCGTCGACCGAGCCGATCACGGGGATCTGTCCGCCCCCCGGAACCACCCCCTTGTACGGGTGGGGCAGCGCCACCGGGTTGGCGGTGACGTTCTGGATCACGGTGACGGGCGTAGCCACAGCGTTCCCTCTGAAGGAAACGCTACCACGCGACCCCGCCTAGGAGCGAGACAACGGCGTGACCGCCAGCTCGGATGGTGGAGGCTCCGCGCCGAGGCCGGTCAGATCGACAACTCGACCTCCAGCCGCCGCGGTGGCGAGCATCTCGCGCCGCATACCACTTGAGATCCTTCCTCCGACCAGTACGATCCCGTCGCACCGCGCGGCCATCGCCTCGTCGTCTCGCAGGCCCCTCTCGCGCTGCTGCGCATCCGCATCGGGGAGGACCTCCACGTACGGGATCCACGGGCAGCAGAACGCGCGGAGCGGTTCCTGATCGATGAGCCAGCGCAGCCACCGCCGGGCGCGCGCGACGTTGCCCGCGACGTCTCCGACGACCGGGTGGGCCACGTACCACACCTCCGTCACAGCATCACCTCCAACCCACCCCCCTGCGCGCCGCCGAGACTGGACCAGCCACCGGAGCCGCGCCACAGTTCAACGAAGGCGCGGGGATCCTCCCCCCAGTAGATCAGGACGGAGGGGAACGGGGCAGGCGCGTCGGCGCCTAGGAACCGGATCCTGCCCGGCCAGAAGTACACGGCGCCGGCGTGAGAGATGGCCTCGCGGAACCACGCCGTGTCCGTGCGCGCGGCGACCAGCAGCACGAGCTGGTCGAGCCCGCGCATGCGCTGCCCCTCCACAGACGCCTTGCGCGCCCACGCGGCGACGCCTCGCCCGTACGGAGGGTTGGCGAAGGCCAGCCCGTGCCCGGCCCACGGCTCGCGCAGCCCGTCCATCGCTCCGCACAGTTGCTCGCGCGGGAACCCGTCGAGGTCGGTGCCGTTGTGGTAGCCGACGGTCGGTCCGAACCACTCCTCGCACGCGAGCACGTGGCCGAGCTGGGAGGCGCAGGGGTCGAGACCCACCTGGCCGTCCGGCGCCAGCCTGCGGATCGGCCCGAGCACCTCGGGCGGCGTGCACCAGTCCATCCGCGCGCTCGACAGCAGGACGTCGGCGCGGAACGCGTTGTCGGCCTTCTCGCGGACACGATCCTCGACTGGGTGCTCCTCAGTCACGGCAACCCAACGTGCTTGTGCAACTGCGTCGACAGCCGCCAGCGCGGGTGGCTCGCCACGAAGTCGACGCAGCGCTCGAGGTGCAGGCGGTAGGCGAGGTGGCCAGAGTCCCGCAGGTCCTCCCGCAGGTTGCCGGCGAGGTGGGAGACCTGGACGAGCCCGCGGTCGACCGGGTCCTGGGGCTGAACGAAGTAGTGCTCGAACGCCGACCCCTCCGCCATGCCCACCAGGTCCTCGTCTGTCCAGCCCGGGTCGTGGTGCTGCGCCGCGCCCGGCAGCACGACCTTCAGTTCGCTGCCGCGCTTGACCCGCCACGGTGCGCCGCGCTTGGGGGACACCGTGACCCATCTCATCAGCTCGAGCGCCTCCGCGTCGACCGAACCGTTGGTCTCGACCGCGACCAGCCAACCCTCGTCGCGCAGGGCGGAGACCAGCCCGCGGTCGACCTGGAGCATCGGCTCGCCGCCGGTCAGCACGCACCAGCGCTCGCCCGCCGCGGGCTTGTCCTTCTGCCACGCCACGAGCATGCGCCGCAGGAGAACGTCCTGAGCGACGCGCTCGCCATCCGCGAACGAGGAGTCGCACCAGCTCGCGCACGCCCCGGCACCGCGGTCGCGGTGCTCGGGGTGGCCGTCCCACAGGTTGCACCCGCTGAAGCGGACGAAGACGGCCTTGGTCCCCGCGCGGGCGCCCTCACCCTGGAGGGTGGGGAACACCTCTTTGACAACGTAGGACTTCACATCACCTGCCTTGATCGTCCGCCCTGAACTCCGCGTAGCAGTTCGGCGTTTCGTGGCAGCGCACCGCGACCACCTGCACCTCAGGCTCGAGGGCTCGCCGAGCGACCTCGAACACGTACGCCGCGAGGTTCTCGGCGCTAGGCGGCACCGGCAGCACGTAGAGCTTCTGCGCGTGCACGCTGAGCCAGTCGATGATCGGGTCCCCCTCCTGCGCGAGAAACCCGTGGTCCCAGTGCATGTCGAGCCAGCCCCCGACCCGCTCCTTGACCACGGAGAAGTCGATCACCCGTCCTACGTGATCGAGCTGTGAAGCACGGACGAACACCTCGAAGACGTATCGGTGGCCATGGACGTGAGCGCACTTCCCCTCGTGGTCTATCAACCGGTGCCCGGCGTCGATCTCGAGCCGGCGGGAGATGGTGGTCACGGTGCCTCCTTCGGCTTGAAGTAGTGGGCGAGCAGGACCTCGATCGCCTCCTCCGGGTCCTCGGCGACCATCGCGAGGCGCGTGGCCGTGCGCGCCGTGACCTCCAGCTTCTTGAGCTTGGTCCCGTCGGCCTCCGGCGGATCGGGCACGACCACGTCGTCCGGCACCTGCTCCTCCGCCGGGCGCACGTCGGCGGCGGACAGGCGGTCGAACGAGAAGTCGACGGCGTCGAGGTACATCCGCAGCTCGCCCGCTGAGTAGGGCATGACCTCACGCATCTCGTCGACCGACACCGACTCGTGGATGTCGCGCATCAGGTCGGCGAGGCGCACCTGGTCCGGCGACCCGCCCAGCTCGTTGAGGATGATCGTGAGCTGCTTGGCCTGCGCGTCGTCCATCTCGCCGACGTCCACCACCGGGATCTCCACCATCCCGATCAGCTGCGCCGCGCGCCAGCGGTGCTCCCCGTTGATGATCTGGTAGGTGCCGTCGGCGAGGGTCCGCACGACCGGGCGTTCGACGAACCCGAACCTGCGCAGTGAGGCGGCCAGCTTCGTGAAGTCGTCGTCCGACTGGACGTTGTAGTTCCACGGGTTGGGCTGGACCCGCGCGGCCGGGACCAGCTTCAACTTCTGATGGAGTCCCTGTGACCGCCAGACCACGCAACTACCAGAGCGGACCGCAGAGCCAGGCGGTGGGGGAAGTTGGTGGGAGATGACGGTGGCCATCAGGTTGCCCATGTACTGCCACTTCATGTCGAAGTCGAGCGCGCCGTCGAGGTGGCTGCGCAGCTTCCCGTATGCGACCTGGTGCTCGCGCTCGCACCACGCACGCCACGCCGTCCACTTGGGACTGTAGATCGACGCCTGCGGGACGGAGCCGCCGGAGAACAGGCTACCGCACCCGTACCGCCCAGCGTTGGTCCAGGTGGCAGAGTCGCAGCTCTCCGCCCTCGTGTGCCTGAGGATCTCCGGCGTGGTGCAGCCGAGGAGGTGCAGGCTCGGGTGGTCGCACTCGCGCAGTACGCGAGCGACGGCGAGGAGGAAGCTCTTTTCGTTGAGGCGCTCGAGCGTGCGACCCATCGTCAGCGACGACTCCCGCACCGCGACGCCCACGCGTCCCTTCTTGGCCAGCTCGCGCAGTCCTGCCTCGCCGTCCTGCCGGTGCCACACGTACATCACGCGGTTGGGCAGCTTCGCGAAGAACTCCTCCCGCAGCCTCCACACGAAGTCGGTGCCGTGGCTCTCCTGGACGTCGACCTCCACCACCTCGTGCTTCCAGCCCCAGCGCTGGACGTCTTCGACGTAGCGCTCAGTGAAGCGGAGGACGTCGTCCTCGGTCTGGAGAGTACCCGCCTCCGCGCCGTAGACGAGGGTGAACACGCCCGAGTCCATGATCCACTCGGCGTCATCTTCCGCCACCGCCTCCATGGTGCTGCTGAGGTCCAACCCCTTCGTGCGCTCGTTGGCGAGGTAGTGGTAGGAGCACAGCCGGAACGGGTAGTCCGCGAAGCGCAGGACCACGCCCATGTTGGCGCCCTCGGAGCCGGCCAAGAAGACCTTCACGGCTGGTCCCACCTCGGGTACAGCGCGAGCAGGCCCGCGGTCTCGAGGTCGCGTCGCATCAGCACGCAGTGGTGGCACCGGCGGCAGGGTACGTGCCCGCCCTCGTAGCAGTTCCACAGGCTGCCGAGGTCTACGCCAGCCTCCCTCAGGTTGAGGAGTAGCAGAGACTTCGGCAGGGCCCGGGCGCCGAGCGGCTGGGAGAACCGCACCGACACGCCCTTCTCCGAGCAGCGGGTGACGAGGTCGCCCATGCGCTCGTAGAACTCGGTGGTGCAGTCCCAGAAGCAGAAGGGATCGTCGTCCCGGTGGGTGGTCGTCTTGCTCCCCACCACCACCTCCTCCGCTCCGACCGCCTCCGCCAGGTTGGCCATGATGGTCCCGATCACCAGGTTGCGGATCGGCACGTAGGCGACCGGAACGCCGCCCGCCGCCAGGCCCATCTCGAGCGTGACCTGGCGATTGACGAGCCGCTCGAAGTGGGGGTAGCGGGCCGCGAACCACGACGCGAGGTACTGCGCGGCCTCCCGCTCCTGCCGCGCGTACGGCTGGCCGTAGTCGACGAAGGCGGCGGTGACCTGCGCACCTGCGTCGAGGGTGAGCTTGGTAGAGTAGGCACTGTCGTACCCACCCGACAGCTCGCAGACCACCTTCCTCACGGACGACCTCCGATCGCGCTGCGCAAGCTGGCGTGCTCCTTGTCCGTGCCCGACCACAGGAAGACCTGGTAGCCGTCGCGCGTGCGGTACAGGTCGAAGCGCTGCGCGACCTCCTCTGGGATCGCGCTCAGCCTGAGGGTGAGCACCGGGCCGTCGCCGACGACGTGCTCCGGGTCGAGCAGGGCGACGAGGAGCGCACGCCTCTCGTCGATCTTCTCCCGCAGCTTCTTCGCGTCGAAGAGATGGAGGACGCGCGCGAGGTCGGCGACGAGGGGGATGGCCGGCGTGTGCGGGGACTCCCTCCTCTGCTGGAACTGCTCCCTGTAGCGGGCGAGGTTGAGGTAACTGTAGGCCCCCCTCGAGTCGAGGAGGAGGTCCCACCCTCGGGGTGACACCACGACGATCCCCATCACCGGCAGAGCGCCCAGTTGCTTGCTCGTCACCGTGGTCCAGATCTCCGCCTCCTGGAGCGCCGGGTAGTAGGGAAACGCGCTCACCATGTCCACCATCCACGCCCCGACCTTCGGCGGGGGTGGCGTCGCGAACGAGGTCGCGGTGTCGTAGCCGACCCACGCAGCGTGGGTGGACTCAGGAGAGAACACGTCGTGCGCGCGGGCGAGCATCTCCAGACGCGCGGCGAACTCGAGGTCCGCACGCTCCACCCGCCACGAGCGGTTGCTGCTGGCGAACACCGACTCGTTCGCCAGCGTGCCGCTACCCGTGAGGAGCAGGACGTCGCTGTCGAGTGGGACCGAGAACCTCTCCCTGAACAGGTCCACCGCCTCGGTCAAGAGTTCGCGGTAGGTCGCACTGCGGTGGTGGAAGTTCCCGGGCTGTCCCGTGAGGGTCCTGGCGTTGGGACCGAACACGTTACCCCACCCGCGTGAGACGCGAGAGGAACTCTGTCCTCACGCTCGAGTCCGACAGGAAGGCACCGCCCAGCGCCGTGGTGACCATCTCCGAGCGCTGCTTGCCGACGCCGCGCGCTGCCATGCACATGTGCTGCGCGCGAACCTCCACGCCCCACCCGATGGGGTTGAGGTGCTCCTGCAACGCCTCGCCGATCTGGCTGGTCATCCGCTCCTGGATCTGGAGGCGGCGCGCGAAGCACTCGACCAGGCGGGCGAGCTTCGACAGGCCGACGACGCGCGCGCGGGGGATGTACGCGAGGGACGCGACCCCGTGGAATACGAGGGTGTGGTGCTCGCAGAGGGAGAAGAAGTCGACCTCGCGCAGGACGACCATCGCGTTGTAGGTACCGCCGTCGAACTGCGCCGCGAGGATATCCTTGGGGTCCATCTCGTACCCGCCGCACAGCTCCGCCATTGAGCGTGCGACGCGGGCCGGCGTGTCGCGCAGGCCGTCGCGCTCCGGGTCCTCACCGACGCCCGCCAAGATCATGCGGACCCCCTCCGAGATCAGTGCCTCATCCATGGACAAGCCGGCCTCCTTCCGCGCGCACGTGCACCGCCGTGCGCAGCCGGTCCTTGAGGTGCTGGGAGTGGGTGATCACGACGACGCACCTGGACTGTGCCAGGTCCTCTAGGACGGACGCAACCGCCGTGGCGCCCTGCTCGTCGAGCGCGTCGAGCACCTCGTCTAGCCACAGAGTGGACCCCTCCTGCGAGCCTCTCGCAGCCTGTGCGACGTCAGCGAGAGCGAGCATCAGGGCGACGTCGATCCGGCGCCGCTCTCCGCCGCTAGCCCCGCGGTACCCGCGGCCGCCGCCCGCGCCGTCCACCTCGATCGAGATCGCCTCTGACATCGCGCCCGACCGGCGCTCGGTGTACGGGCTCAGGCGGACCGAGAGCCCGCCGCCCGCGAGTCGATCCAGCCAGCCGTTGGCGGCGGCGGCGAGACCGTCCAGCGCCCGACCCAGGATGTGAGCGCGCACGCCGCGCATGCCCAGCACGCGCTCGCACGCCTCCAGCTTCGTTACCTCCGCGGAGAGCGACGCGACCTTCAGGGTCAACTCCACGACCTTCGCAGCCCGCGCGCCGAGGGCGTCCTGGGCCCCCCGAAGGTCGGTCTCCACCGTCATCCTCGCCTCTGCGGCCCCCCGCGCCCGGCCGAGGCCCATGTCCGCGGCGCGCGTCCTGGACTCCAGTTCCCGCAGCTCCTCCTCCGCCTCGTCTCTCTCGGCGCGGATCGCGGTGGACTGCTGGCAGACGTCTGTCAGGAGAGAGCGAGCGCGCGTGACGGCGTCGTTGAACCGATCCAGATCCACGACCTGCACCGGCTGCTCGCACGTCGGACACCGCCCGTCCGCGAGAGTCCGCGCCCGCTCCTCCGCGGATCGCAGCAGCCCACGTACCTCGCCCTCCTTCCGCGCCGCGTCGGCCCACCTGCGGGTCAGCTCCGCGACCTGCCCACGGCAACCGGCGCCGAGGGCGCGGAGGTCCACCGTCCGGCGCTCGAGCAGCTGCTCGAGGTCGCCGGGATCCTCGAGAGCGTCCAGGCGAGCCTCGCACGCCGCGACCCTCCGACCCGCCTCCTCCTGGCGGGCGACCTCGACGGCCAGGTCGCGGTCGGCGGAGGCGTGCGCCACGGTGGCGGTGCGCAGGTCCAGCCGGCAAGCCTCGAGCGCGGCGTCGAAGCGGTCTAGCCCCAGCACCGACTCCAGCAGGCGCTTGCGCTCCGCGTCCGTAGCGAGAGTGAAGTGCGCGGCGTCGGCGGACGAGAACACGCACGACCGCCGCCACAGGTCCAGCGTGCCGACCTCGGCGTCGAGGGCGTCCTGCGCCTTGGTGGTGGACTCGTACGCGACCGCCTCCTCGCCGGCCCGGCACCACGACAGCTCCGACTTGCCGCTAGCTCGAGCGCGGTAGACGGCACGATCGGAGGTGAGGACTTGGACCTCGCACCGGCCGCTCGAGGGCGTCGGGTCGGCTCCGCGGAGGGTCTTGCCCCACAGGCCCCACGCGACGGCCTCCAGGATGCTCGACTTGCCGGCGCCGTTGGGGCCCGTGACCAGCACGACCCCGCGCGCGGGGAGGTCCAGCCGCGTGCTCGCGTGCACCGTGAACCCCTGCATCTCGACGCGGCGGACGATCAACGCCGCCTCACTTGCCGTCACGCTCGAAGATCGCCTGCCGGCAGTAGACACAAGCATCGAGAAGCTCCTGGTATAGGTCGACGAGCGGATCGCGACCGTTGAACGCCTGGAGAGGCGTGCCGTACCGCAAGCGTCCGACGTTGTCCCTGGCCTCCATGTCTTCGATCACCAACGACCAGATCGGCATGGAACCGTTGGGCTGCGGTGGCCCCTGCTCCTCTACGAGATCGCTCATGTCAAGTACCCCCTCACCTGCTCGAGCACCGCCTGGCGGTCCACGCCGTCGGGCAGGTCCATCGCGGTGACGTAGTGGGCCAGCGCGTCCTCCAGGGTGCCGGCGTGGCGCGCGGCGTGTGCGGCGGTGGCGGCTGCCGCGCGCGCCTCGAACTCGTCGACCACGACCTCGCCGTCGGCCACGTCACCAGACGCGCGCCTGGCGGCGAGCCAAGCGAGGGCCTCCTCCATCTCCACCCGCGCAGCCTTGACGCGCACGAAGGACTCGTTCTCCTGGTCGCGCTGGGCCTCGGCGAGTTGGGCACTGACCTCCGGCATGGCACCGGACAGGAACCTCGGGCCCGGGACCTCCTCCCACGCCAGGCTGTCCTCGTCGGAGTCGTACACGGCGAGGGTCCCGTAGCCGGTGGACCCCGCGTCGCTGAAGCCCGTGGGGCACAGCGCGCCCACCTGCACCACCGCGACCTCGCCGTGCTGCCAGAGCCGGCGCCTGTGCCAGTTGCCGGCGAGCACGGCGGACGCCCCGCACCGCTGAGCCAGGTACCCCAGATCCGGCAGCTCTATCGCGTCGTGCGCCTTGCGCAAGAACGCGGGCGTGTCGGTGTCGACGATCCCGAGGTGCAGGGCGACGATCAGCGGGCCGGACGGGCGCTGGTCAACCGCCTCCGCGAGCGCGCCGGCCAGCCACCCGCGGGCGTCCCCGGGACGGAACGGGACGAATGCGACGACCGCGCCGCCGGGTAGCCGCCAGCCCGGTTCGTCGACCACGCTGATCCGCGGTCCGCCCTCGCGGTAGAAGCCGTCCAGCGGAGCGAACGCGTGGTCCCCGGGCTCGGAGCTGACCTGGTCGTGGTTGCCGGTCAGCAGCCACACCCGCTCTAGCGGATGGGCGACGAGCGCGTCGCGGGCGGCGCGCAGGACCTGCGGTGACGGGTCTGAGCGGTCGAACAGGTCGCCGAGCACCACGAGGTCGGAGCACCCGTCTGCGTACGCGGCAGCGCATGCGCGCTCCAGCGCCTCCACGACCAGCCGGCACCTGCCGTTGACTCCGACGCGGGCTGGTCCCCCGAACCGCGGAAAGTTGTGCACGTGCACGTCGGCGACGAAGCCGATCTTCCTCCTGGTGGTCTTCACGTCCACCCCAGCTTCGCCCGGGCCTCCTCGAGCAGGGCAGCGGACATCCGCGCGGCCTCCGGCACGAGGCCGCGGTCCTTAGCGTGGGCCAGGGTGGCCCAGTCGTCGTCCCACCCCGCGGCGTAGTCGAGGCGGACTTGCGCCTTGCGCCACGGTGGGGCGAGGCGGTTCTTGGTCGCGAGGAAGGTGACCACCTTCCCGGTGTGCTCGCCCTCATCCTTCACCGCCTTGCCACCGAACAGCTGAAGGCGGATCGACGCGTGGAACTTCACGGCGTGCCCGCCCGGGGTCGTGTACTTGTCACCGAACATCACGCCGATCTTCTCTCGCACCTGGTTGACGAACAGGAGGCACGCCCGCTTCTCGACCGCCAGGGGGGAGAGCACCTTACAGATCTTGCCGAGCGCGCGGGCGCGCTCGCCGATGCGGTCGTCGCCGGACAGCCCGTCGTCGACCTCGCGCTGCGTCGGGGTTGCGGCGATCGAGTCCCACACCACGGCGTTGGGACCGACGCTAGCCGGCACAGCGCCGAGGGCGGCCTCGATCTGCTGTCCCGCCTGCTCGATCGACCCGGGCTGCAAGAGCACCAGCTGCTCGACGTCGCAGCCGAACAGGCGCGCGCGGGCGTTGTCGATCCCGTTCTCCGTCTCCGCCCAGATCGCGATCCCGCCCTCGCGCTGCGCGCCCGCCGCGACCGTGTAGGCATAGGTCGTCTTCCCGACGCCCTCGTCCGAATACACCTCGACCAAGCGGCCGACCGGCATCCCACCCACCCCGAAGACGTAGTGGTCCAGCACGGCAACGCCCGTGGGGATCACCTCGCGCACCTCGCACGCCGCGCCGTCGGACAACCGCAGCGCGGACTCGTCCCCGAACTTCGCGCGCACCGCCTTGATGACGCGGTCGACGTGGTCACGGCTCACGCTACCGCCTCCAACTCCGCGAGTAACTCGCGGAGGTCCGCGAGCACGCTCTCCATGGCCTCGACCTCTGCGCTGTGGACCACGGAGCAGATGCCGGGAGGTGCACCTCGCTCGCGCGTCTGCGCCAGCGGCCGCTCGAAGTCGCCCCCGTCGGCGGCGGCATCGAGGCGCCGGCAGGGTCACTGTGAAATGCGAGCATCGTCATTTCACCACTTCTCGCTGAAGTCGGCGTCGACGGAGTCCTGCACGCCCGACGAAGCGCGCGACTGGCGCGCGGGCGCGCCGCCCTCGGGAGGTCCGGATCCCCTGGCAGGGGCGCCGCCCGAGAGCATCGCCATGATCTCCTCCGCGGAGGCCACGCGGATCGACAGGTCGTGCGCCTCGTCGATCCACGACTGCATGGTCGCGGGGTCCGGGTGCAGCGGGGTCGAGTGGCGGGCCGGGATCACGCGGTACTTCGTGTCCTCCTTGCCCGTGCCCTCCCGCTGGATCATGACGTCGAACCCGTCGAGCGGGTGGGTGAAGTCGCCCCCGGCGACCTGGTCGGTGCGGATGGCGGTCAGCGTCTCGTGGATCGTCTTGCCGAACGTGAGGATCTGGGGACCCTTGTCCTGGTCACCGCGGTCGATCGCGTTGGCCATCACACGCTTGCTGGGCCACAGCCCGGACGCCGCGTTGCGGTCCGCGGCGCTGCCGGTCTTGGACAGCTCGTCCGCGCGCACGCACGCCGGGCACAGCTTGTTGAGCGACACGCGCGGGCAGGCGAACACGGTCGCGCGCTGCTGGCCCGGCAGGGTGATGTAGTGCTGCGAGACGATCGCGAACGGGGACTTCTGCCCGATCCGCGGGGGCAGGAAGCGGACGACGTTCTTGCCGACCTTGAGCTTCATGTACTCGCCGCGCGAGATCTCCTGCTTCTCCTGCTCGGCCTGGTCGACGCTGTACTCTCCGAACTTCACGAGGTTGGTCATTGGCTTGCTCCTGTCTTGGGTCTTGCTATTGGCGTTGGGTTGCTGTGGTTGCGGACTCGACTCTACTTCCGGATCTCCTTGCTGTCGCGCATCGCGGCGCGCAGCGACGGCTCCCCCTCCATCTCCATCCTGATGGTGGCACCGAGGGAGACGAGCATGTCCTTCTTCGCGTGCAGTGCGTCGACGACGCCGCGAAGGCGGACCTTCTCGACCTCCGCCTCGATCGCTTCGAACCGCGCAGTGCACACGGCGATGTCCATGTCGACTGCCGCGTCGATCATGGACTCGGTGACCTTCTGCGTCTCGGCCATCTTGGCGCGCAGCTCGATCCGGCGCATGGCGACGACGCGGTCGACGTTGAGCGACGCGATCAGGTGCGTGCGCAGGGCCTCCGCGTGATAGGCGTTCCAGTAGGCGAGGTCGGAGGAGAACTGTACGTACTCCTCGTTCAGAGCTAGCGGCTCGATGGACACGCACTTCTTGAGGTACGCGTCGACCTCGAGATCGTGGATCTTGGACATTACTGGATCCGCCTTGATCGCCTCACCGGCGTTTCTTGAGTGAGCCGTACGCCGGCCCGGTCTTCACGTCCGCGACGAGAGGGACACCGTTCTTCGTCGGCCACTGCTCCATGAGGGCCTTGGCGACGTAGACGTACTCGTCGACGTAGTCCTCCCGCACCTCAGCCAGGATGGAGTCGTAGACCGTAAGGACGACCTTCGCGGGGATGTGCTCCTCCAGCACCCACCGGACGATCGCGATCAGCGAGTACAGGGTGTAGAGCGCGGCGGTGCCCTGGATCGGCGTGTTGATCGCCTGCCTCTCCGCGTGCCCGCGCCTCTCGTCGTCGGGGTCGCCGATCCCGAGAAGCCAGCGGCAGTGCATGCGCTCGCCGGCCCACCAGTTCCACACGCGGCCCGTCTCGTGGGCGAGCCGGATCTGTCCCTCACACCAAGCGGTGAACGTGTCGAACTCCCCGAGGATCGACTCGATCACGCGGCGCGCCTCGCGGATCTGTGACTCCGTGGGGCGGGCGGTCTTGAAGATCTCACCCGCGAGTTGCATCGCGCCGCGGCGGTAGATGATCGCGAAGTTGGTCGTCTTCGCCTGGCTGCGCTCCTTGCCCTCCGGTGGCACGTCCTCTGGCCGCATGCGCCACACGAGCGGTGCGATCAGCTGCGCAGTGCGGTAGTGGTAGTCGACGCCCGACTGGAAGATCTCGATCATCTTCCGGTCGTTCGACATATCTGCCCCCACTCGAAGCTCGATCTGTGACTGGTCGACCTCCACCAGCACGTGACCGGACGACGCGACGAAGCAGTCGCGGGTGAGCTTGCCCTCCTCCGGCTCGGGCCGGCTCAGGTTGAACAGGTTGGGACCGTCGCACGAAAGACGACCAGAGTTGTGCGTGACGAACCCTCCGGTGACGTGGCTGTGGTCCTCCTCCACGGTGAGCCCGTAGACCCGCTCCACCCCTTGCTCAGTGACGTGGGAGACGATCGACCACCCGAGCGCGGCTCGCTTCCCGACCACGTGGGTCTCCGGCAGCCAGCCCGTCACTGGAGCCCACTCCTCAGGTGGCGAGTGGACGACGACGTGATCCCCAGGCACGAGTCTGTCAGCGCGCACCCAGCCACCGTCGGTCGTCCTGTACTCATGGTTCGCGGACGTGCGGAGAACGTGGCCGAGCACGGTCGTCACCCGGTGCACAACTGCCTCCCCGTTGGGACCAGCTGCGGTCACCCGTCGTGCACGCCCCTCGTGCGTGAGCACAAGGTCCCCCACGCCGACGCGCTCCACCGGCAGGTACCCGCGATTCGTAAGGACAAGCTCTCCGGCCGGCAAGCACTCCGTGCCGTCGATCCGGTTGTTCGGGTGGAACCTCCCGTCCGACCGCACCCACTGCGCCATGCCCCCGCAGCCGAGCTGGAAGGGCTCAGCCGGGGTCTCGCGGGACCCGCCGTCCGCATAGGTCCCGCGCTGCTTCGCGATACGGCGCCACTCGAGCAAGACCCCAACGACCGGGTGCTCCTCGAGCAGCTGCTCGAGCGCCGCCTCGTCGGTGGACGGCAGGCCGGTGCCCGTCGTCCTGCTGCACTGGAGATTCAGCCGGTTGTACAGCAGGTCCGCGACCTGCTGCGGGGAGTTGGGGTTGATCTCGTAGCGCGACAGGGCGGTGAGCAGGTTGCGCTGCTTGGCGTCGCAGGCGAGGGCGAACGCGTGGATCGCGTCCACGCTGGCGCCCACGCCCCACCGCTCGACCTGGGCGAGCGTAGAGACGAGAGGCTGGTCCAACTCGCGCCACACCCGCGCGGCGTCCGGGTCCGCGGCGAGCCGCATCTCGAGCAGCTCAGCTAGGCGCGCGGTGGACGTCGCGTCGCGGCCGTTGTAGCGGTGGAGCAGCGGCTTGGGCACGGTAGCGAAGGACCACTGTTTGTCCGGCCACCCATCCCGCACGCCGCGCATGACGGCGGGGTCCACCGGCTCATGGAACATCATCTCCTGGGGGCCGTCGATCTGGCCGACCACCTGCTTCGCCGACCGCGCGCCGGCACGCAGGGCCTCCTCGATCTCCGCCTTCGCGCCGCCCATCCCGACCAGCTCCTGCGCCACCTCCAGCTTGCCAACCGCGTGGGACTCCAGGCGGCTGCGCCAGAGCATCGTGTCGCCCGCGATGGTGGGCTGGATCCCGAGGTCGCACCAGACGGCCTCGTAGTCGAACTTCGCGTTGTGCGCGACGAACCGCAGCTCGCGCAGGATCCGCAGCAGGGCGTCCCAGGCGGGTCCGGAGCGCGGCCCGGTACAGTCCCACACCCACGCGTCGTCGAAGCCGCGAGCGCACAGGCCGACGCACAGGAGGTGGAACTCCGGCTCGTACAGCGCGCCCGCCGACTCGACGTCGAGGACGCACCAGGCGGCGGCGCGCAGCTCCGCCTCGGCGGCTGCGGCGTCCTCGGCCGTCTGCACCACGTGGGCGACGCCGCTGAACCGCGGGGCGACCTCCGCCGAGAGCGCCCAGCGCAGGTCCGACTCGAACCACCGCGCGACAACGCGGTTGCGCTTCGCTGCCGCCGGATTGACGGTGAGGAACACCGGGACCACACGCAGCCCGTCAGGAGCTATCGGATCGGCCACCGTGGTCCAACCGTACCCGCGGCGCACGGACAGGACGGGAGGGGAGCGCCCGAGCAGGGAGTAGGCCGCGAGCGAGCCCAGCGCGACGACCCGCTCCGGGCGCACCTCGCGGATGGTCTGGGCGAGGAACCCGCGGCATGCGTCCGCGTGCTTCTCGGCCCCCTTCTTGTCCTCCCCGAGGAAGCACAGGAGGGCATTCGTGTACGCGGCCGGGCCCACGTAGTGCTTCCGCACGAGGCCGCGCAGGTACGAGCCGGACACGCCCACCATCGGCCGGCCCGCCACGTCCTCGTCGCGCCCCGGCGCCTCGCCGACGAGCAGCAGGCCACCGGGCTCGCCGTCGGCGGGCATACAGATCGTGCCCGCCCGCTGGCTCAGCGAGCAGCGCGTGCAGGTCCGGTCGAGGCCGAGCGGGCGCGCCTCCTCGACGGGCGCGCGCGGGACCTCCTGCCAGAGGGGAAGATCGGTGGTCATGCCTCGGGTTCGATCGGCTCGTTGACGTCATGCTGATCGTAGCCCGCCAAGATCTCGGGGCGGTACCTGGACAGTTTCGCCTCCCGACACACGGCGCACACGCGGCACAACTCGATCCCCCGCGCGTCGAACGCCCACAAGCTTCCGTCGGTCTTGTCGTGCGCGTGCCGCATCAGACGCTCGCGGGCTTCGTCGGTCATGCCTGCGCGCCTCCGAGGAACAGCTCGGCGGCGCGCTTGACGCGGTCCTCCAGGTCCGTCGAGACGCGCATCACCGGGACCTTGTCCCGCACGCGCATCGCCTCTGCGAGCAGCTTGTCCGCGGTGCTGCACCCGCCCTGCTCGATCAGGAACACGAGCGCGGCCTTGAGAGTCTTCGCGCCGACCAACCCCTCGGGCAGGCCGGAGTCAGCGTCGATCGCCACCGCGCCGGCCGGTGCGCTGGGCGGGGGTGCCGTCTCCTTGGCGGTCTCCGATGGTACAACAGGAGGTGCTGTGGTCGGTGCCGCGGCAGACTTGCCGTTGCTCCGCGGCGGTGCAACGTAGGTACGCGCTACCTCGGGCACAGTGATCGTCGGCTCGACGCTCACGAGCGCCCCGTTCGAGAGCGCCTTGAGGATCCGGTAGCAGTCCTCGAGAGAGAGCCCGCGGATCACCATCGCGCCCGAGCTGAACGAGACCTCGCGAAGGTGGCCCAGCACCTCCGCGTCGGCGGTGAATTCCTTGATTCTGGTCGTGATCATGTCGTTGCTTGCTCCTTCTTCCTGCCTTGATCGTTCTTCCTGGCACCGCGGGCGCCAGCCAACGTCCAGTACGCAACGTACGAACTGCCCTCGATCTCCACCTCCAGCCGCGCGATCGGTGGGGCCGGCATGCGCAGGACGGCGGAGAGGGCGCGCGACGCGTGCCTATGGGTCCACCCGACCTCCCGCGCCAGCTCCTCAGTCGTCGCGGGGCCGCCCAGCGTGCGCAGCGCCGAGATCACGATCCTGTCGTAGGTGGCGTGCCCGTCCAGCGCCATGCAGCGCGCGCACGCGTCGTCGGGTACGCGCTTGTGGCGACCGCACTCGCACTTGTGCTTGTTCGGCTTCGCCCCGCGGCGTACCGCGCGGTTAAGGCGCTGTCTCGCGGCGATCGGCCCGTTCAGGCACGGGATGCAGAAGAACGCGATCCCGTCCTTGCGCCCGCGGTTCGCGTAGAACGCCTCCAACGCGACCCACTGCTCGCACCACGCGCACCACGCGCAGGTAGCGGTGGCGTTCGGGCGCCAGCGGCGGGGCTGCGCGCCGCTGCGCCTCCTGTACGACTCGCGCTTGTGCTCGCCGTGGCAGAGCTTGCAGTAGGTAGAGGGTCCGCCGCGCGAGGTGAAGAAGCGGTCCTGAGGCTGCCACCTCTCGCACTTCGGGCAGCGGACCAGCCCGTCCTGCACGCGGCCCCGGAAGTACGGCCGGCGACGGCGGATCTCGTCCTCGAGCTGGACCAGCTCGCCGATCATCAGCGCGTGATACACGACGCCGCCTCCCCCTCCAACCACGCGCGCGGCACCTCGTCGGGGTCGAGCGTCGGGGGGAGCCGCACGTGGCCGGCGCGCTGTCCGAGCAGCCGCAGCCGCAGCGCCAGGGACTCCCCCTCGCGCCAGGCGTCCCCGTCGAGGACCACCGCGACCGGACGCGCGGCGCCCGCCAGCATCTCGACCTGCGGGTCGCTGGGCTTGCCCAGCAGCGCGACGCCGTCGGGCCACAGGGCGAGGGCGTCGAAGACGCCCTCCACCACCACCAGCGGCCGGTCCGTGTGGACGAGCAGGGCACGGGCGTTGAACACGATCGCCGCCCGGTGCATGCCGCGAGGGTAGAGGTAGGGCCGGTCGACAGGAACCCACGAGCGCGCGACCCACCCGAGCCACTCGCCGCGGGCGTCCACGACGGGGACCACGACGCGGCCCGAGTAGCGGCCGGTGGCGCAGGCGCCGATCCCGACCTCGTCCCACAGCGCCGCCCTCACGCGGCGCGACGCTAGGTAGTCGCGCGCGGGCGCGAGGGCGAGCGAGCGCAGGCCGTCGGCGGTGGCGAGGGGGACGAAGTCCTCGGGCGGCCCCAGCTCGCCGGGCTCCGGCTCGGGCGGGGCTGCCTCCGCCTGCCGGTCGGCCCACGGCAGCCACCCGCGTGCGCCGCAGCGGAAGCACCCGTACCACCCGCGCTGGCTCACCCCCATCGACTTGCGCCGGTCCGACTTGCCGACGCGCGAGTCGCACAGGGGGCAGGCGACGCGGGTCCACCCGCCGACCTGCTGGCGCTCGCCGGACAGGGTGCGCTCGATCAGCTCGGCCTCCTCCCTGCTCACGAGTCCCTCATGACGGGCGCGACGCGACCGAGCGCGAAGTCCGGCGGCAGCGGGCCCGCCACCAGGCCGGTCTCGCCGTGCCGGTTGGCTGCGACGTAGAACGACAGGCCGCGGCCCTCCACGTGGTTGATCGTCACCATCAGGTCCGTCTCACGCGCCTTGCCCTGCGACCCGGCAGCGTCGCCGACGTCGAGGCGGCGTCGCGCGTCCGAGCGGCCCTTCGGCTGGCTCGCCGTCCACACCCACATGTTCCGCTCGATCGCCATGGCGCGGAGGTCCCTCCACACCCGCGTGCCGACCTCGTGCAGCGGCAGCTCCTTCTTGCCACGCACCGTGAGCAGGTCGCCGTAGTCGACGATGAGCACGTCGACCTTGCGCCCGCGGCCGTCCTCGAGCTGCTTGACCCAGTCCTCCATATCCGCGGGCGACGTCACACCACCGGTGAAGAACCGCACCACCACGTCCCCCCTACCCACCGACGCGACCTCCGCCAGGCGCGAGCGGGCGCGGTCCATGGCGCCGTTGAGCACGGAGTCGATCGGGATGCTGGTCACGTTCGCTACCACCCGCGCCTGCCACGCGACGTCCTGGATCTCCAGCGTGGCCCCGGCGACGAACAGCCCGTCCAGGTACGCCTGGGACGCGAGGTGGGAGAGGAACATCGACTTCCCCCGCTTCGGGTCCGCCATCACAAAGGACAGGGTGCCGCGCGGCGGCCCGCCCGCGAGGATCCCGTCCAGCTCGTGGATCCCCGTCGACAGCCGGGCGACGTTGCGGATCCTCTCGAGCGCCTCGAACACCCCGCCCTGGAGGGAGACGTCTGCGCACTCGTCGACGTCGCCGATCTCCTCCGCCTTGCGCATCTGGTCGGCAACGTCGTGGAGGTCGACGTCGGGCTTCGCGATCACCTTGGCGGCCTCGTAGAGGGCCCTCATGCGCGCCCGCTGCTTCAGCACCGGCACCACCTCGGCGAGCACGTCGGCCTCAGACAGCAGGTCGTCCTCGGCGTCTAGCAGGTAGGACTGGACCGCCTTGACCTGCTCGAGCGTGGCCCGGCCGTCGTCGCACGAGCGGCGCAGGCGCTGCACCACGGTACCCCCCGAGGCCGGCCCGCCGCCGGTCTCGCGGGCGAACGCCTGCGCGGCGCCGACGGCGAGCCGCGCCTCCTCGGTGCTGAGCGCGTCCGCGTCCAGCTTCGCGCCGACGCGGCCGAAGAACTTGCGCGAGTAGGACAGGTGCCAGGTGAGCGACCGCTCGAACTGCGGCGTGAACGGGTAGCGCTCGACCTTGGCGGGCGCGCTCACGCTGCGGCTCACAGCCACTCCCCCAGGAACTCGCCGCACGCGACGCGGGCGCGCAGGGCGGCGGAGGCACGCTCGGCCTGCCCCCGCGCCTCAGCGAGCAGCCGATCGTAGGCGTCGCCGGGCAGGTGGCGGTCGACGACCTCGCGGATTCTCGGGTCGCGGCCCCAGCGGTCAATCCCCGCGGCGCGCAGGTCGCGGTCCATCGCGTGCCACAGGCGCAGGAGGCGCGACCACGCGCCCCCGCACACAACCGCCTGCTGCGCGCCCCACTCTGCGGACTCCGCCCGGAACCACCCGCCGTGCTCCGCGATCCGCTTCGCCGACCACACGAAGCCGGCCGGCGGCGCGCCCGCGTTCCCCATGGCGCGCCAGCTGCGCAGGCTCCACGCCGCCCACGCCATCGGGGCGATCGGCGCGCGGGGCTCCCCCGTGTCCTCCCGCGGCAGGCCGGAGTCCACGAGCGCCTGCGCCGCGGCGCGCAGGGCGGGGTAGTCCCGGCGGCGCGCCAGGCCGTGCGCCCAGACCTTGCGGTGCTTGCCCGTCACCGCCGCGGCCAGGCTGGCGTGGACCTCGACGAGCACCCGAGCGCGCTCGACGTCCGGGAGGTCGGGGTCCAGGGGGGGCGGGGCGGGGACCTGGTAGGAGACGATCGGGGGGCGGGACAGCGCGCGCTCGAGGTCGGCGGGCTGGTGGGGTGCTGGAGGGGGTAGGTCAGCGCAGGCTGGGGAGGCCGGGTGCTGGGGGGTGACGTTCTCCGGCTTGACGTCGCGGGGGGTGGGTGCGGGGTCCGGTCTCGCTGCGACAGGAAGATCTTGGCTGGGGTGCGCGGGCGGTTCCTCCGAGCGCGCGTTCGGGGACGGAGATCCCAGAGGGATCTCCGGATCCTGATCTGGGATCTGATCGGAGATCAGATTGGTGGCGCTCTGGTGAATTGCCATTTGCGCTCTGGTGAATTCGTAGGTAGCTGATTTCGCTGTGGTGTCACGGATACTGAACCCGTCCGCGGCGCCTTGATCCGTCGTGGGTGCGGCGGGGGGCGTTGACGGATCCGGTGACGGTTTCGCGTACGGCGCGCGCGGCGGCAGCCCGCGGCGCTCGCGCGCCTGGTCGGGCGTCTCCCCCTTGCGGGGCCGCCCTGCGCCGGGGCGCGCGCCGCCGGTGCCGTCGCGGGCTCCACCTCGCCCGGCCCTGTGCCGGTCCCCGTAGACCAGGGCCTTGTGCGGGACGCGCAGCAGGCCGACCTCGCCGGGCTCGGCGGCGCCGAGGCAGCGCCGGATCAGCAGCATCTTGCCGTAGCGCGGTTCCCAGTCGCGCACCCGGTCGCCCCGGTCGTTGGTGTACTCGGCGGGTACGAGCAGCCCCGCCTCCGCCAGCTTGGCGAACGCTCGGCGCGCTCGGTGCACGGAGACGAGCCCCCCCGTGAACGTGGAGTAGCCCTTCGGCGTGGGCCACACCCGGCCGGTGTACTTCGACTTCAGGGACCCGTCGCGGTACTCGCGCGCCCACTTCCAGATCGTCATGGCGAGGGAGCCGAGGGCGCGGTGGAGGAACGACTGCTCGGCCCTGAACGTGCCCGACGCGGTGGTCTGCGAGAACAGCTGCCGCTTCCCCTCGCCCGCCCTGCCCTCAGTCTGTTGCCTACGCGCCGAGATCTGCGGAAGCATGAAACGGCCCTCTAGTCTCCCCGACGATCGTCGGGGCCCGGGTGCCACCGAATCAAACCCCGCGCGGATCTGAGGACGCGGAGGATCCGACCCGGAGCACCGAGCAACCGACGAGGAGGCTGGATGGCCGTTTCAGATCCTTTGGTATCCCGACAGGATGGCACTGTCAAGACCCCGTATGTGCGGATCGTCGATATCGCATCCCCGCCGCGGTATCAAGATCCTGGTCAAACTATTCCAGAACGGTCGGGACTCCTTAGGTTATCTTCCCGGAATTCCCTAAGCGTACGAGCGCAGCTCCGCGTCGGAGAAGACGTGCACCTCGCCCGCAACCCGCACGGACCACTCCAGGTGGGGTGCCTGGGCTACCACGCGTCCGACGAGGCCAGAGAGCCGGTGGCGGGGGTCGCTGCGCGGCAGCGGCAGGATCTCGACGCGGTCGCCGACCTTGGAGCTGCACACCGGGCACTGGTCGTCGGTAGGCGGAGGCAGCGACAGGGCGCCCGCCAGCACCGCGCGCTGCTCCGGCGACATCGCTGCCACCACGCCCTTGAACGTGGTTGGCACGCCCGGTGGCGAGCCGGTCAGCGGGTCGGGCACGAGGGGAACGGACCCCTCCCGGCCGTGCGCCTCTTCCACCTGCGCCGCGTGCCGCCGCAGGGAGGACCGCGCCTCGAGTGCGTAGATCACCTGGGCGACGACGTAGAGGTCCTCCGCGGGCATCGCGCGGAGGCACCTGGTCAGCTCGTCGATCTGGGGTCCTGGCAGTGGCTTCATCGCTTCCTCCTGTGGTGGACTCGGGCCATCGCCAGCGGTATCGGCATGGCAACCCGCCGCTTCGCGCGGCGGTGCCGCCAGATCATCGCGGCGAGCGTGGCGGCGTAGAGCAGCGCGAGCACGATCAACCCGACCACGGTGACGACGTTCCTCACCGCGCGACTCCGCGCAGCTGGACCTGCGCCGCCGGCGCCCCGCCGTCGACAACCACCTCGTGGCCCTCGCCGACGTACGCCTTCATCCGCCTCCGCGCGTGCTTCTCGAGCCACGGGTCGCCCTTGTCGAGGACGTCCCACACCTCGAACTCCATCTTGCGCCCGCCGTCGGTGCGCATGCCGCGGCCGATCCGCTGGAGCGCCGCGATCGTGCTCTTGCCCGCCGACCCCACCACCACCGACGCGAGCGCCGGGATGTCGATCCCCTCCTGGAAGATCACGGAGCAGACGAGCACGTCCACGTCGCCGCGGGTCAGCCGCCGCACCGCCGCCTGCCGCCGCTCGGTGGCGACGTCGCCCCACACGAACTCGACCTTGACCCTGGCCCGCTCGAGAGCGCGCGCCAGCGCCTCGCCGTGGTCGATCTCCTTGACGAACAGGAGGCACGGCTTCGCCGCGCGCAGGGCGAGCTGGGCGAGAAGGTCATTGCGCTGGCGTGACCCGACGACCAGCTCTCGGTAGACGTCGCTCCACCCGCCGTCCACCGACCCCTGCGGGCAGGCGACCATGCGGATCCTGGGCCGCGCCAGGACGCCCTCGTCGATCAGGTCGCCGGGGCGCAGGCGGAACACGCGCGGCCCGATCGCCGCCACCACCAGGATGCTGCGCTGGTCGGTGCGGTCGAACGGCGTGCCGGACAGGCCGACCCGCCAGTACGCGCTCTTCGTGCGCATCGCGATCCGCCAGAACTGGTCGGCGCCGACCACGTGCGCCTCGTCGAAGACGGCGCCCTCGGTAGCACTCAGGAGCGCCTCCGCCCGCTTGTCCTTGGCGCGCAGGGCCGCCGCGATCGACTGGTAGGTGGCGACGGTGAACCTCCGCACGTCCCACAGGCCGTCGCCGACCCGGCCCGCGACGTCACCCGTGCGCAGCTCGTAGCGGTCGGCCGCCTGGTGCATGAGGTCCTTCCGGTGCGCCACGAACAGCCAGCGGCACGGGAGCACGCGGGCCAGCGCGACCGCCAGCTCGGTCTTGCCCGCGCCGGTCGGCAGGTGCACCACGCCGCGGGTCGAGGCCAGGATCGCGTCCACCGCCGCGCGCTGGTAGTCGCGCAGCCACGAGGTGTCCGCGGCGACGTCGGGCGGGCAGGGCACCGCGCGCCGGTCGACGACCTCGACGGTCAGCCCGTCCAACTTCGCCGCGCGCTTGACGTGCGGGATCAGGCCCGACGGGAACGACCCGGCGGTCTCGTTCCACAGGGCGCTGGACCTGCGCTTGCGCCGTCCGCGGTCCTCGTCGAACGCGAGGAAGTCGCGCAGCCAGGCGCGCTCGTCGGGCGTCACCCGGAGGGCGCGCGCGTGCAGGTTGTCCGCGTCGAGCCAGATGGCGTCACCTCACTTCGTGAGCCCGAGCGCCCGCGCGGCGTCCGGCCCGAGGTAGTCGATCAGCGAGCCGAACTGGACGTACCAGCTCCCGCCGACCTTCAGCCCGCCGAGCTTGTCGTTCTTCAGCAGCTCGTAGATGGTGGTCACGTGCCGGCCGATCCGGCGCGCCGCGTCCATCGCGGGGATGTACCCGCGCTTCGCCATGAGCTGCACCTGGTTGCTTCGCGCTTGCGGCATGTTCACCTCAGTGACTTGTGCGATCTCAGCGCCGTTATGGATCCTAGCATCATTCGATCACGCCCGCGAGGCGCAGCAGCCCCTGGCCCAGGTCCGCGCCGCGGCCCGCCGCGCGGCGCAGCGCCTTCTTCGCGTCCGCCAGCTCGCCGCGCGTGCGGAAGGTCAGCTCGAGCAGGAACACGGGGCCCGGGTCGTCGGGCTCGTCCATGTCCGGCACCTCGATCGGCGCGCCCACGTCGCCGACGTCCACGTCGCGGCCCGCGTCGAGCAGGTCGCCGACGGCCCAACCAGCCTCCGCCAGCTCCTGGGCGATCCCGGCCGCGCGCCCGAGGTCGACCTCGCCGCGCAGGCGGTTGAGCCCGACCCGGAGCGCCGCCTGCTGCCGCTCGTCCAGGGCCACCACGCGGGCGCGCACGGACGTCCTGCCCACCTCGCGCATCGCGCGGGCACGGTGGTGGCCGTCCACGATCACGAACATGCTGGTCCCGGGAATCGGCGACACGACGATCGCAGCGAGGTCGCCGTAGGCGTCGATCGACCTCACGAGCAGCTCGTACTGCTCCCGGCCCATCACGTTGGGGTTGTCGTCGGCCTCGACGAGGTCGGCGATAGGGATGGTGACGATCGGGTGTTCCCCGTTGATCACGGCTCCTCCTTCCACAGGTCGTACAGGTCGGCGGACGCGAGCAGCTTGCGCCGCACCCGCGCGACCGCGGTCGGATCGAGACCGCGCGGGCGCTCGTGGTCCATGAACACGTACTGCGCCGTGTGCTCGTCGTCGTCCCCCGCGACCTGCCGCGCGATGCGCCAGATCCGCTCGCGCCGCCGCGCCTCGCCCACGAGTTGGTCGGGGCGGCCGAGCGCGGGCAGGTCCTCGGGGACCGCTGCGCGGTGGAGCCCGCGCAGCTCGGTCAGCTTGTGCGCCGACGCGCTCACCGGCGCGGACGCCTTCCACGCCCAGCGCCGGAGCGTGAGCATCGCAGCGCGCCAGCAGTACGCCCCGACGGGAACGCCGACCCGCGGGTCGTGGGTGCGGCGTGCGCGCAGGATCGCCTCCGCTGCCTCCTGCGTCATGTCGTCGACGTCGGCCCACCAGCAGCGCGCCTTGTAGCGCGCCGCCGCCTGGGCGGCCATCTTGAGCACCTCGTCGGTGTCCACGGCTAGCTCCCCCCCGAGACGAGTCGGACGCGGACGAGCAGCGCCCGCCTGAACTTCTGCGACGACCTGGCGCGCCGGAGGTCCGCGCTGGACACGCGGGCGGCTGCGAGCTCGACCGCCCAGCCCGGCCACCCCACCCACTCGGCGTTCCCCGCGGTCCTGCCGATCGAGTTGGGCGGGCGACCGACGACACGACGAGGCCGCACCCCGGCGAGCGCCATCGGCTCGACGAGCGTGACGCGCTGGATGACCTCCTCGTAGCCGGCCTTCTCGGCCGCGCGCACGCGGGCGGCGAAGTCGCGGGCCCTCCGGGCGGGCCTGCGGTCCGGCGGCGGGAAGCGCTCGTCGACCGCAGCGCGCACGGCACGCAGCGCGGAGGCCGCGGCCGACCTCGCGTTGCGCCGCGCGCGCGCGCCAGCGCCCTGCGACCTCAGGAGCCTCCGCAGGGCAGCGAGCAGTCGCCTGACGGGCAGCCCCAGAGGAGGCGACAGGACCGTCACGACTCACCCCTGTGGTCGAGTGCGTCGTGGGTCGCCTCAGCGACTCGCACGAGGTCTGGGTACGCGAGCTTGTGGAAGACCGAGTGGAAGAAAGCCCGCTGGCACTCGGGGGATCCGAGCGAGCAGAAGATTTCCACCAGCTTGTCGGCCAGCACGAGCCGCGGGGCCCTCACGCTGCCGCCTCCGCCTCGGCGCGCGCCACGAGCTCCGCCGCCGCGATGCCGGCGCGCAGCTTGCGGAGGCGCGCCGCGAGCGCGTCGAGTCCGGTCCCGAGCAGCTCCTCGTACTGCCGCACCTTCGCCTCCACGTCGGAGCAGCGCCGCGCCCGCCCGGCGAGGGCCCGGGCGCCGAGCGACTCGTCGACCAGCTCCGCCTCCATGACGTCGGCGGCCTCCGCCGCCTCCGCCTCGATCGCCGCGAGGACGGCCTGCACCGTCTCGTCCGTGCGCATCGCCGGGATGCGGCGCACGCGGTGCGCGGTGGCGGCCTCCACGGCGCCCGCGACGCGGCGCCAGTCGGCGGTCCGGCCTGCCGGCAAGAAGTAGAAGCCGCCCGAGTCGCGCAGCGACACGCCCCCCATGCGCTGCACGAGGCCGCACAGCCAGCCGGAGACGGCCTCGGTCTCCAGCGAGTCGAGGCAGCGGTCGTACGCGGCGGTGACCCTCGCCACCGCCTCGCGGTGGACCACGGCGTCCCCGAACCACTCCGGGCGCCCGACCGCGTTGAGCCGCACGCCGAGCACCTGGTGGTGGTCGAGGTGCTCGGACGCCCCGTCGTCGACCACCTCCTCGTCGACCACCGCCCACGTCCCGCGGCTGATCGGGCGGGCGAGCCGGCGCCTGCCCCGCACGGTGGCGAGCGCGAGCCGGAGCGCCGCCTCGGGCGAGGTCGGCGGCGGGAGGGCGTCGGGGTTGAGGTCCGCGGCCTCCCACGAGGCCGCGAGGCGCGCGCGCTCCGCCGGCCCCGCGAGCTCCCAGTAGGTGAGGCAGCCGGCGGTCGCCAGGTCGCCGCTGGCGAGCGCCACGATCTGCGATGCGGGCGCAGCCACGCCTACGCCCCCGCCACGGTCTCGAGGTGGCCGCGCTTGATCAGCATCCGCACGCCATCGGACGCCTGCACCGCGACGACCTTGCCGCGCGACACGTCGACCACCTTGAGGACGCCCTCGTCGATCAGGCCGGCGTAGGTCGGCGCGTGCTTGTCGCGCACCTTGACCTGGTCGCCGACCGCGAGCTCGCGGGCCGGGACCGAGGCGCGCCGCGTCGGGCGCCAGTCGGCGGGGAGCGCGTCGAGGCTGCGGATCGCGTCGCCGAGCGACGACGCGGCACCGTCGACCATCTCGCTCGGGATCCCGAGCCCGAGGCGGTCGATCTCCTTGACGACGTTCTGGAGCAGGGTGACGCTGCGCCCGAGCTTGACGGCGATCCGGCGGTGCCTCGCCAGCGCGGCGGGCGGCAGCGCAGCGATCAGCGAGGCGGGCGCGGGCTTGTTGTTGGTGTTGCTGCTGGGCTGGATCTTGGCCATGGTCTTGGTTCCTCTCACTCGTTGTTCGTTGTTGTTTGCTGTTTGCTGATCGATCGGGGAGGCGAGTCTACTGATCCTCGTCCGCGTCGGCCATCTCCCAGGCGCGGCGCATCGCCAGGAGCTCGAGTCCCGGCCCGCGCATCAGCGCCGCCAGGGTCCACTCGTAGAGATACCTTAGCGATACTCGTGCCAGCGTTGCAAGCATAATCCTCAGATACTTGCGAGGTCTGAGACTACTCATAGACCGTAGCGACTTCAGACACTCCGCCGCCAGGGCCGGCCCCGCGTGGATGAATCGCTGGCGGTTACGCGGCGTTAGCCGGAGGGTGATCTCGCCAGCGACACCCTATGCAAAATTTGCGGGGTACGGCTAACGCCGCGTGTCCTCGTTCGGCCCCGCGGGCGCGGGGCCAGAAGCCGCACGCGGTATCGCCGGGTTAGCTGAGATCTATGATGTCGCCGTTGGCACTAAAATCGCTAATACCCCTCACATGACCATCACCGCCAAGTTCACCAGCATCTGCCCGGTCTGTAACGTCCGAATCACTCCCGGCACCAAGGTCGAGTGGAGCAGGGGCTCGCAGGCTCGCCACGTGGCCTGCACCGCCGCCGCGCCCGCCGCGCGCGCCGCGCGCTCTACCGCGTACACTGGTCCCGCGTACCGCGCGCGCGTCGGTGGCTCGGCTCCCCTCGTCGCCGGCTACTCGAGCTGGTGCACGGGCCGCGAGGGCTGCCGCTGCTACGACTGCGAGTAGTCGCACGACGACCAGCTCCAAGCACATCGCTCTCATCGATCCTGGGTACACCGCAATCGTTGGGGACCTCTCCATCCTTGGCCGCGCGCTCGAGCATGCCCGCGGTAACTACCAGCAGGCGCGGTGGTCCACGCGCTACGGCCAGTCGCGCGATGCGCTCATCGGGCGGCTCTCGGGCGCTGAGATCCCGTGGTGCGAGGTACGCGCGCGACGCGGCGGCCGCCGCGTGCTGGTGCTCGGCACCGACGACCCCGGCGAGGCGCGCGCTGCGCACCCGTGGCTCGACGGTGGGCGCGAGTTGTTCCGCCGCTCCGTGCGGCTCCCCGCGATCACGGGCTCTGCCGCCTGCGCGGCGCTCCTGCCCGAGCCACGACGCGACGTCGTCCGCGCGCTGCGCGCCTCCGCGATGATGCGCGCCAGCGCGCTGACCCGATCGATCTGATCAAGGCAAACCCAACACAAGGACAAACCCAACGTGCAGAACCTCCTCAAGACGATCCTGTTCACCCCCGGCGCCAAGGGGCGCTGGGGCCTCCCCGCGCTGTTCGAGGGCGCGCCCGGCACGGCGAAGTCGGCCGTGCTCGAGCGCCTCGCGGCCCAGACCGGGCTCCACTGCGAGACCGTGATCGCCGGCCTGCGCGCCCCCGAGGACTTCCTCGGCCTCCCGATCCCCGTCCAGGACGAGGTGGAGGAGGCGGAGGTCGCCGGGTGGCTCCTCGACGGGGCCCCGCGCGCCGAGGTCAAGCGCGCCGGCAAGGGCAAGGCGCGCGCCGTCACGCTCACGAGCGTGTCCTACGCGCCGCCGCGCTGGGCCCTCAACCTCGCGCGCGCCGGCCGCGGCGTGTGCTTCCTCGACGAGGTCAAGACCGCGCCGCCGGCCGTCCAGGCGGCGCTCCTGCGCGTCGTGCTCGAGGGCGTCGTCGGCGACCTCCGGCTCCCCGACACCGTGCGCTTCCTCGCCGCGTGCAACGCGACCGAGGACACCGCGGGAGGCTGGGACCTCGCGTCGCCGCTCGCCAACCGGTTCGGCCACTTCGACTGGTCAGCCCCCGGGGTCGACGACTGGGCTGGGTACATGGTCGGCGGCGGTGACTCCGGCGAGGCCAGCGGCGACGCGCGCGCCGAGGAGGAGCGCGTGCTCGCGGAGTGGCACAACCACTACCCGGCCGCGTGCGGGCTCGTCGTCGGGTTCCTGCGGGCGCGCCCGCAGCACCAGAACGCGCAGCCCAAGAGCGGCGACCCGGCGGCGAGCAAGGCGTGGCCGAGCTGGCGCACGAACGAGATGGCCGTGCGCGCCCTCGCCTCCGCGCGCCTGCACGGCCTGCCCGAGGAGGAGCACTACGACCTCGTCGGCGGCTACGTCGGACAGGGCTACGCGATCGAGCTGCGGGCGTACGCCAAGGAGGCCGACCTGCCCGACCCCGCAGCGCTCCTCGACGGGCGCGCGCGGTGGGAGCACCAGCCGATCCGGATCGACCGCACGGCCGCCGTGCTCGGCGCCTGCGCCGCGCTGGTCCGCTCGTCGTCGGAGAGGCAGAGGGAGCGCGCGGCGCGGCTGTGGAAGCTCATGCGCCCGGTCGCCGCGGACGCGGCGGACGTCTGCGTCCCGGCGGCGCAGGCGCTCGTCACCAAGCGCCTCGGGGTCGGCTCTGATGACAGCATCGAGGTGCTCGACAAGTGCTTCCCGGTCTCGGACGCCCTCCGGGGGGTCAAGTGAGGCAGGTCGCCCCGAGCCAGCGCGCCAAGGCCGCTGAGCGGCGCCTGCCGGCGCGCGCGGTCACCGCGTGGGTGCCGTGCTCCGCGGACCACCGCACCGGCCGGCACCCGGTCACCATCGTGCTCACAGCCGACGACCTCCTCCTGTCGATCCGGGCCGCGTGCCCGGACCGCGGTTCGTTCGCCGACGAGGTGCGCGAGCTGGGCGGGGCGTGCTGCGCGGAGGAGGTGCGCAGAGTCCGCACGTTCTACGAGGAGACGGACTCCTGGGGCCGCCACACCGGCCGCTGGGACAAGGGCCACGCGGTGCTGCGGGAGCGCGAGTTCACGATGCGCTCCTACGCCTGCCGGGTGCGCGGCGACCGCCACGCGGTCGCGGACCCGATGGTCGAGCGGTACCCGCAGCGCCACGCCAGCATGCTCACCACGGCGGCGCGGGCCGTCTCCGGGATCTCGACGATCGAGGTGGCCGTGGCCGTGCCCTCGCCGGGCTGCCGCAGGGTCACCCACCGCGGGTACCTGCTCGCTGACCGGGACGCGGGCGGGCGGTGGGTCGTGAACGAGGAGGCGTTCCGGCAGGCGGCGGGGTCCACGCGCGGCACGGACATGCCGAGCGGTTACACGCGGTGCGAGGTGTGCCAGCTCGAGCTGGCGAGCTCGGGCGGCGCCAAGCTCCACCTGCGCGGCCGGCAGCACGCTGACGCGTTCGCGGCGCGCGCCTACCGGGTCGTCGCCTGGCTGCGCACGCGTGACCTGCGCGGGGCGAGGCCGGTGTTCCACCCCGAGATCTCAGACGGGAGGCTGCCGTGAGCAGATCGAACCCCAGGTCCAGGATCGCCGCCGCGCGCGCGGTCGCCGCGGCGCGCGCGCCCTACTTCGCGTCGGCCCTGCTGTCGCTCGTGCCCGTGCCCGTGCCCGGCCTCGGCACGATCGGGGTCACGGCGCGCATGCACCTCCTCTACGACCCCGAGGTCGTCGAGCGCTGGACCGCACCGCAGCTCGCGGGCGGGCTCGCCCACGAGGTGCTCCACGTGGTGCTGCACCACCTGTCGCGCCACAGGGAGCACGACCCCAAGGTCGCGAACGTCGCCCAGGACCTCGCGGTCAACCCGATGGTCCTGGAGATGAGGCTCGAGCTGCCGCCGGGCAGCCTGTACCCGTCGCAGTTCGGGTGGCCGGCCGGGCAGAGCGCCGACTGGTACCTCGCCGAGCTGCTCAAGCGGCAGCAGCAGGCGGCCGGCGCCCCGCAGCAGGACCCGGCCGACGGGTCCAGCGCGCCCGGGGAGGGTGGCCAGCCGAGGCCGGGCTGCGCGAGCGGCCACTGCGGGTCGTGCGCCGGCCACGCGCTGCCGGGAGAGCCGGGTGAGGACGACGCGGCTGGCCGGGATCGCTCTGACGTCGCCGCGATCCGCAAGGAGGCCGCCGCCGCGGTCGAGGCTCACGCGCGCTCCAAGGGGCACGGCAGCGTCCCCGGCGGGCTCCTCCGCTGGGCCGAGGACCAACTCGCGCCTCCTAAGGTGCGCTGGCAGGACAAGCTCGCTGTGGTCGCGCGCAGCGCCGTGGCGGGCCAGCGCGGCATGGCCGACTACACGTACTCGCGTCCCAGCCGGCGCTACCTCGGGTCGGCCAAGCCAGGCGACCCCGTACGGCCGTCGCTGTGGGCGCCGCGCCCGCGCGTGGCGATCTGGGCGGACACCTCGGGCTCGATAGGCCCCGAGGAGCTCGGGACGGTGCTGTCCGAGTCGCAGGGCGTGGTGCGGGCGGTGGGCGCGGAGGTCGAGTTCGGCGCGTGCGGCGCCGTGATCCACGCCGTCAAGCAGGTGCGGTCGTGGAAGGAGCTGCCCGCGCTGCTCAAGGGTGGGGGCGGGACGGACTTCCGGCCGGTCTTCGAGCGACTAGAGCAGACCCCGCCGGACCGCCGTCCCGACGTACTCATCTTCGCGACCGACGGGTGGGGACCCGCGCCGGACCGGCCCCCCGTCGGGACCAAGGTGATCTGGCTCCTGGTCGGGCGCAACGCCACGAGGCCGTGCTCCTGGGGCACGGTCGTCGAGGTGGAGCCGTGAGCCGGGCGTGGCGGTGGTCCGCGGCGGACCTGATCCGCGTCCACCTCGAAGGCGCCACCGACGAGGGGAACATGGTGCTCGACCGGGTCCAGCACCTCGGGCGCGCCCTCGCGGTCGTCCTGCCGGACCGCGTGCTGCGCCTGGAGGGCGCGTGGCGCGAGGTCGCCTCCGTGGACGAGGTGGTGTTCGTCGCGGAGGCGGACGTGGGCCACGTCGAGGTCAGGATGACGTTCGCGGAGGCCGTGCGACTGTGCGAGCGGGAGATCAAGGCGTAGCGCGATGGGCCTCATGAGCAGGAACAAGGGCAGGCGGTTCGAGCAGGTGGTCGCGCGCGCCCTGCGCCAGCGCTGGCCGGGCGCGGTGGTGCGCCGCGCCTCCCAGGCGGACCGCGCGCACCGCAGCGACGTCTACTTCGAGGGCGGCCCGGAGCTGCTCGAGCGCCTGTGGCTGGAGCTTCAGGACGCCGCGTCCCCGACCCCCGAGGACAAGCTCGACCAGGCGACGCGCGACTGCCACAGCGCGCGGGAGGCCATGCGGACCGCCGGCAAGCGGGCGGGGGAGCCGCGCCTCTACCTGCCAGTCGTGGTCTGGCACCGGCTGCGCGAGCGCGCCGCCCAGGCCACCATGGCGCTAGGGACCCTCCTCGACCTGATCGGCAGCGAGCTGCGGGACCCGCGCGCGGCGCACGCGTCGGTCGACCTGGCGACCGTCACCCTCGACATGGAGGAGTTCCTGGACCTGCTCCAGTACGTCGCCGGGGAGGCCCCGGGTGCCACTCCCTGGTAGTGCCGTGCTTGAGGAGCCGTCGGTCGCCGTCCTGGCCACTCTGGCCAACCTCCCGGTGGCCGTCCTGGTCGGCCTCGCGCAGATGGTGTCGTCGCCGCGCGACGCCGCCGGCTGGTCGCCGGTGCGGTCCCTACCCGAACCCATGCCGGACCACGTGCCCAGGCTGCTGACCTTGGGGGTCCTCCAGGAGAGGAAGGTGGGCAGGGATACCTGGGTCAGCCCCACAGCGGTCACCCGCAGCGCCGCCGAGGACAGGTTCGGCAGCGTCGAGCGCGTGCGGCGCATGTCCCCGCTGGAGATCCAGCACCTGGTCGTCGGCGAGGTGCACGAGCGCGGCGTCTTCTCCGGCGGAAAGTGGCGCAGGGCGACGGACGCCGAGTTGATGCACGCCGAGGCGAAGCTGGCCCACCTGATCATGGAGACGCGAGCGGCGGCGCCTACGCCTACGAAGTCGGCCGCCGGGCCGGGCGAACCCGGATCGGCCGCCTAGGTACCTCAAGCACCCAGGCGCGCACCGGCGAGATCCCGCGCAGGCCGAGCGCGGCGTAGGTCGTGAAGGCGAGGTCCAGGAACCCGCGCCGCACAGACCCGGGTTGGAGGCGGATCTCCACCCGCCACGCCCCACGCGGGCAGCGCCGCCGCACCATCGGCCTCGTGCACGCCCCGTAGGGCCCGCGGTCCATGACGCGGCACAGGGTGGTGCGCCCGGTGCGGACGCTCTGCACCAGGAGCACGGTCCCGCACCGGTGGGTGCGGTGGGCGCAGACGTGCATCCCGGCCTCGACCTTGTGGTCCGGGGCGCACGCTAGGCCCTGGCCGCCCCAGCGGGAATCCCCGGGGCCCCCGTAGCGGCTGGCCCCGCCCACCTCGTCTGGTGCTCGCGCAGGCTTCGCCCAGGCGAGGTCTGGCAACCCCCGCATGAGTGGGTCCGCGACGGCTACGGAGAACTGGGCAATGACGTAGAAGGCCAGGGGAAGGATCAGGAGGGGCATCCGCGGACCATCGCACGGGCGGCCCTACGAGGCGTCCCCGTCGCGCACGAACCCGTGCCACCCGCACGGCGCGCCCTGGAGAAGCACGCTGGCAGCACCCGGTCCCACGAAGCTGAGGTCGTCGATCGTGGTGCCGCTAGGGACCCAGCGACCCGGCTTCGGGTCTAGGTCGTCCGGCACCTTGCCGACGAACCAGCACAGGACGCTGTGCGCGCCGACCTTGGTGCCGAGCGTCTTGACGCAGCCTGGGCAGATGAACAGCAAACCGTCGGCCTCAGCGACGGTGTCGACGTGGACGTAATGCTCCTCATCGCCGACGCGCTCGTAGCGGACGAGTCGGGCGTCGAGATCGCGGAGTCTCACTCACGTCCTAGACAGGGACCCGACTGTGGGTGAACTCCAGGTGCATCGGGTCTTGGTAACCACCCTGCCACCGCCCGCCCCACGAGAACCCGCACGACTCGAACGCCTCGACGAACGCGCGCGGCACCCCGTTGGGCCACCGCTCGTTCCACTCCTGGGTCCACGGCTCCGGTCCGTCCCCGTGCTCGTAGTCCTCGCTGGTGTTGTCGTCGTAGGGGTTGACGTCTACGGCGATCCCCCACGAGTGGAGCGACAGCGGCAGGTTCGCCTTGTGGCGGATGTGCCGGAACACGAACCCGCCCGCGACGCGGACCACGTAGTTGGGCGCCGAGAGGCGCGCGCGCCGGAACGCCTCGCGCATGTACGGTTCGACAAGACGGTGGCACTTGAAGTAGTACCTCGCTGGGATCTCAGGGATCGCGCCGGTGCCGTGCAGCTCGACGATGTTCGCGCGCTCCCACGCCGGGTCTGCCCGGTCAAGCTTCTGCCCCGGGTCGCCGAACATCTTGACCACCTCGACGCGGCTGCGCGGCGAGCGCTCGAGTGGCCCGTCGAACGGGGCCCACGGTCCGACCGTGCCGAGAGCCGGCGGCCCCGGGATCGGCGGCAGCGAGGCCGGCGCGAGTGTCGCGAGCGTGGCGTCGAGGGCGGCCTCTAGCGCGGAGTCGTACTTGCCGCTCGCCGGTAGCCCGCGCTTCTCCTGGGCCTCCGAGAGCACCAGGGCAATCCGGCGCTGCGTGTTCGGCTTGAGGTCGCGTAGGCCGAGGTACCTCGCGTTGTGAGCAACTGCGTCGTCGAGGTCGAGCGTCATGCCCGAGATCGTACCTCCGCGAGGCCGACGATCACCAGTTCCTCGTTCGCGCATCGCTCCGCGCCCGTCTCGTCCTCGGTCCAGTAGACCCGAGCGAGCCACCGGCCGAAGTGGTCGGGGTCCTTGGCCGTCTCGATCCGCAACGGCCATCGGCCGAGGTTGGCCACCTCCTTGACCGCGGTCGGGCACAGCCACGAGGCGAGCTGCGCCTTGGACTCCGCCGCCGCCGCACGCTCGACGGCGCTGGCTGAGCGCACCTCCGGGGCGTCTACGCCGAGCAGCCGGAACCGGCACTGGCCGAGCTGGTGGAAGCCCAGGTCCACCAGCAGGTCCACGGTGTCACCGTCGACCACGCGCAGGCACTGCGCACGGAAGCTGCCCGTGGGGTAGGCGTAGGCCCGCACAGTCACCCACCTGCGCGGCCTGGGGCCGCGTCGCGGGCGCCATCAGCCCGCCGCGACGCCCCGAGGCGCCCCAGGATCACCTTGCGGATCTCGTCCGCCGCCCTCTTGCGGTCGGCCTTGGAGAAGCCCACGCGGTCGAGCAGCTCTGTGGCGCGCTGCACAGCGTCTCTCTCCTTGAGTTCCCCAGCGTAGGTGTTGCCGGCCTTCACCGCCTTGTGCGCCAGCTCCTCCACGTAGTGGATCGCCTCCTGCGCGATCTTCTGGAGGACGCCGTGGCTCTCGGCGTACCGCACGTACTTCGCCGTCTCCTTGCGGTGGCCCAGCCAGCCCCAAAGCCTCGTTCCGAGGGCCGAGATCCCGGCTACCAGGGTCCCGACCAGCAGCTTGTTCAGGGCGTCGCCGAGGTCGTCGCTGCCGGCTGGCCCGGCGGCCCCGGCGGCCAGCGCGGTGGCGGGGAGTAGCAGGATCGCGCAGAGCAGCAGGATCGCGCAGAGCACCGCGGTGCATAGTGGTCGCATGCGGCCGAGCGTACGCCGGGGGTGGCGCGGTGTCTACGGTCGCGGCTTGCTGGCGGCGGGTACCGGCGCCGACCTAGAGATCGACCGGGCCCTCTGCGTGGTCTTCCGGAGTTCCTCGACGTGCTGCACCAGGCTCGGCTCGTCGACGTCGAACTCGTCGGCCGGGATGCCGCTGAGGCTGTCCAGCGACGCGTCGATGGCCGTGATGTCGTCGTCGACCATCCGCTCACAGGCGGCGATCGAGTCCTCGATCTCACTCGGGAGGGGTGTCGTCGCCATTGGTCCTCCTCTTCTTCTGGACGGACTCCACCAGCTCGTGGGCCTTCGCCGACTGTCTCTCGATGAGCTTCACGAAGCGGTCGTTCAGGTCCCCGAGCTGCCGCTGGTGCTCCTCGGCGACTACCTGCGCCGCCACCTCGTGCGCGTCCCTCGTCGCGTGGTGCGCCCGCTCGGCCCCCCGCGCGCGCAACTCCGCCCAGCCGGCCCACAGGCCGAGGGGTCCCCAGCCGGCGAGGAGCTTGAGCCATACGGGCCAGTCGAGTGGATCCATGGGGGTACAGGGATGGTAGTACGGGCGCCGTCACGGCGGAGGGTTCGTGGGCAGCGGCAGGGCCGCGGCGCGGACCCCGAGGTCCAGGTAGGACGGGCCGACCACCTGCTTGCTCGCGCCCGCCCTGCGCGCCCACACGTCGAAGACGTGGAGGCCACCCAGGTCCCGGGTGTCGGTGGAGGCCACCTGGAACAGGTACGACCCGGCGGACAGCTTCGTCGCCAGCTTGGAGAACGCCGGCTGGGCGACGAGCTGCGAGCGCACGGAGAGGACCATCTGGTCAGTCCCCGCGAGGTTCAGGTCGACTGGGAGGCCGAAGTGGTCCACCAGATTGACCTGGACGGAGAAGTCGGTGCCCGAGGCGACCGCGATCGGCGTCGCCGTGACGGCCGTCGCCGCGGACCCGGCGATCGGTTCGCCGTCGCGGAATACCCCCCTGATGACGAAGTCGGCCACGGTTGCCTCCTCAGGTGAATCGCCCGAGTCGCGGGGTGTACCTGTACTGGATCGAGCCGACCCGCAAGTTGGCGGCGTTCCCGGCGATCTCCAGGCGGAACGTCTTGAACGACGCGGCCTCGGTCGCGGCGAACGGGGTCACCTCTGACACTATCCAGGAGGCCGGGGGGTCCGTCACCGTGATCCCCGCGATCTGCACCTCAGCGCCCGCCGAGTCGAAGGAGAAGACGCGGGCCGCCGTGATGTCGGCGACGCCGTCCCCGAAGCGGAAGAACGCCACCCCAGTGAGGACGGATTTCACGGGCAACGCCAGCGGAAAACGGGCGAGGCACGCTCCCGTGGACAGCAGGTACCCAGACGAGAACGAGAACCCCGACAGGTCGAACGCCTGGAACGGGTGGATCTGGACCACCTCCTCGACCGTGGCCCCGTCCGCGTCGGACCCGTCGATCGCCCAGCGGTAGGTACCGCCACCGACTGATACCACGCGACCGATCCTCCGCTGATAGACGCTACCGTTGGGGTTGGCGAGCGGGAGGCCGGTGCTTCCGGCGAACACAGGGGTGCCGACCGCGGGCGAACCCGGGGCCGTTGACTCCACGAGGCCACGCACCCGGACCAGCCCCACCTTCGCCGTCGTCCACGAACCCCCGTCCGCAGCGCCCACAGTGACGCCGAGCGTCCCTGTCACGTGGGTAGCAACCGTGGCCAGCGCTGCGGAGACTCCCAGCAGGCGTTCTTCGCCCGGGAGGCCGGTCTTGATCGTCGACTCGTCGACGAACCTCACGATGGTCCCAGGCGTGAGGGTGCCGCCGGACGCGTTGCGGCACGCGAGGACGCCGGAGTCCCCGGCGACGCTGTCGAGCCGCTGGAGCGCGGCGTTGACGTGCGGCTTCCAGCCCTTCACGAGGTCGGCCTGGATCGTCTCCTGCGCCGCCGGCACGCGGAGGAAGCTCTTGAACTGCCGCACGGCGGCCACCTTGCGGTCGACCGCCTCGGACGTGAGGCCGAGGTTGACCACGAGCTGGAGCAGGTACGTCCCCTCCTTCTTCGGCGTGAAGGTCGGGTTCTCGATCGCCGTCGCGGACAGCGCGTCGGCGGGACCCTCGGGCTGGTCGATGATGGTCCAGGTATACGTGGTCTCACCGCCGACGTCGGCGTTCGACAGCTGGACGAGCGTGTTGATCGGCAGGTCCGTGTTGGACGCCGCGATCCCGTTCACCTCGATGTTGGCTGCCGGCATGGTTCACCCCGCTCAGTAGTGCAGGTGGCCGGCGATGGTGTAGCGCATATCCTCCAGCGCCGCGTTGGTGTTGTTCGTCGTCGCGCCCGACTGGAACCGCGCGCGGGCGAACGAGTGCCACGTCTGCGTGGTCTGGCCCACGCTGATCGGCGGCACTGCCGCCGCCAGCTCGGTCTGGACGCCGACGGTCGCGGAGAGCAGGGCGGGTTCGCCACCGCTCTGGTACCCGCTGACCGCCTCGTTGATGCCGATCAGCGTGTTGGCGTACCCGTTGACGTCCATCGTCCCGCCGAGCATCTCGCCACCGACGACGTAGAACTCGATCTCGCCGCGCGTGGCGCCGGGTCCGAGTTGCACCGCGGCCACCTGGACGCCCGTCGGTGCCTCGATCCCGAGCGCCGTGATGATCGGGGACCCGCCGTTGTACTGGAGGCGCCACTGCCCAGAGAACGGGACCATCCCGCCGGGGTAGAGGAGCGGCCTGCGGTCGACGAGGTCGGCGGTGCCGATGGACGCCACGGCGGAGCCCACCCGGATTTCTGCGACCTTGATGTACCCGGCGGTCGTCGGTGGCACGACGCCTGGGTTCGCGGAGACGCCGACCTTGTAGGATAGAGCCGCGGTGGAGATGGCCGGCGCGTTGACGGTGCCCGCCGACCCGGCGAGGGCAAAGGCCAGCGTCTTGTTCAGGCTGTTCGGCGAGAACGTCCCGGAGGGAGGGTCGAGGACCTGACGCGACAGCGGGTTTCCGAGCACGCGGTTGACGCGCACCTCGACGATGTCGATCCGCGTGTTGGGCCCGGCGGGCGCCGCCGGCACGGCGAAGGTCACGTCGGCGAGCAGCGGCAGCGGCTTGTAGCTCTCGAGGTCCGACAGGCCGACCACCCCGCCGATGGCCGCCGGCACGTCGGCGGGCACGTCGGTGAACCCGAGCCCAGCCTTGACCACCACCTGCATCGCCACCGGCGAGACCGGGACGACGCGGAGCCCGTTGCCGACGAACCCCGTCACGCGCTCGGGCGCCTCGGACCCGAACGAGGTCCGGCGCGCGAGCGCCTCGTACAGGTAGCGCCGCACGGAGCGGTCGAGCTGGGACTCGGCCTGGTTGACGTCGACCGCCAGCGGCTTCTCTAGCGGGTACAGCACGGTGCGGTCGAAGGGTTGGTCTGGCATGGGCTACTCTCCCCGAAGCTCGATGGTGTGCCACACTCCGCCCCCCTTGATCGATCTGAGCAGGGCGTAGAGGTCCCGGTAGAAGGCGTTCCTCGGCGAGTCATCGCCGTCGAGGACCCAGAGGAACACGCTGGCGGAGTCCGTGTCCAGCGGCACGTCCCATGCTGTAGTCGCCCTGCGCCCGCTAGGGTAGGCGAACCCGGAGGCCGCCGTGGTCGGGTCGTCCCACGCACCGCCGCGCTGCTCGATCGGGCCAACCTCGGGCACCACCACGACGAACGCCCCGCGCTCGTCCTCGATCCCGAGCCACCGGCCGGCGAACGGGTCGGTGCGCGGGTCGTCATAACCCCACGCGTGCAGCACACCGAAGACCGGATCCACCGGCGGCGCGGTGTCGGGGTTGTCCCAACAGGACTGGTAGTGGTTCTCCCACGTCTCGATCAGATCGTAGGTCAGCCCGCGCGGGAGGAACACGGCGTCGAGCTGGCGGCGCAGCGCCGCGGGCGTGACCGTGTCGGGCAGTTCGCCGACACGTCCCCTGTACCTGCCGTCGTCCTCGCCGTGCAGCCTGTCGATCCCGCGGTCGTCGCCGTGCTGGTCCAACGCGCCGCACGACCCGCCGACGGCATCGACGAGTTGCCGCACCTGGAGCGCGGGCTCGGCCAGGAGCGGGCTGAGGAGTGGCAGGGGCAGGTCGCTGATCTCACCGGGCAGCGCCGTGCCGTCGAGGGTCACGCGCGGGCCCGGCTCGTTGTACTCCGCCCCGAACCACACCGCCTCCACCACCGCCTGCTTCGTGAGGTCCAGCGCGCCGAACGCGACGTCCGTGAGCGTCTGGAACCGGCGCCCACTACGCGGCGAGCGAGCGACCGTGCCGCGCTTGACCGTGAACGCGCCCGAGGCCACGGACGTCCTGTAGAACTCCACGGTGCAGAGGGCTTTCGCCCCGCTCGTCGCCGTGATTACGAACGCCTCGCGTTCCGCCGACGCTGCGGCCGTCGAGCACCGGGCGAACGCCTGGGCGAACGCCTGGAGCAGCTCGTAGCCGGGCCCAGGATTCCGCAGCGGCTCGAGGTACCACTGCGGGAGGATCCGGTCGGCGAGCGCGAGGAGGTCGTCTTGCGTGAGCGCGGGCATGGGTCAGGGTGCGGTGGAGAAGCCGGTGGTCGGCTGGATGATGACGGCGTCGGGGTCGGGGAACGGGATGCTCGTCGTGATCCCCGTGAGCAGGGCGAGGCTGAACGTCGAGCGGAGCACCTGCACCGCCTTGGGAACCACGGTCCCCGACGGCGTGGCGATCTCGTTCCCCGTGATGATCAAGCCGTTGACCTCCGTCAGCGCGGACAGGGCGTCCGCGGGAACGAACGACTCGCCGGGTGCCAGCTCGTTGACGTAGGAGACGACGCGAGAGCGCGCGCGCGCTGCCACCTCCTCAAGATCCACACCCGCGGAGAAGGTGAGGTTGAGCCCGATCTGGAGCAGCACCACCTGCGCGACCTGCACCTGGACGAAGATCCCGCCGCACCTTGTGTCATCAAGCGAGTTGAAGACGGCGCTCGCGAGCGCCTGGCTCTGCACCGCGTAGCTCGGGTCCGTCGCGTTGAGCGTCGCGAGGGCGTCGGTGAAGCGGTCGGCGACGATCAAGTACACCCAGCGGTTCTG